TTACTTATTTTTTATTAACCTTGGGTATATTTTTATATTAAACCTTGAAGTTCTTTTTTTAGGTTCTCTGCTATAGTCTATGTAATCAATAACTTCTTTTAGCAACTCATTTCTTTCTTGCATGTCATTACTTTGATAATATAATTCTAGTACTTTTTTGATTTGAGGTATTATATCTGCTATAGAGAACACTGATTCTTTTTCATTTTCTAAATCTTTTTTAGCCTGAGATAAATTAGATCTATTTAAATCAATTTTATCTGTTAGAATCTTAGATCTATCTAAATATGTATCTACATCATAAATTCCTTGCTCTAATAAGTTATGTAAATTTTCCTTTTGTTTCATCAAGGTTTGATATTCAGATTCGAGTGATTTTATAATAGAGTAGTAAGATTCTAAATTTGGATTTTTATTTTCGTTAGAATCTAAATCTTTAATTGAAACATTATAAGCATCCACCCAGTCTGCAAGCTCATTGATTATATCTTTTTCTAAAATATCAAGTCTGACACCTCTATTTTTACCACAGTTTAAGCACTTAACAAATTTAACAATCTCTTTATTTTTATAAGTCGACTGCTGAGCTATCATTCTATGACCACATTCAGAGCAAACTATTAGGCCGGCTAGGGGATTAGTTATAGTTGAATGTTGTTTAGTAGAAGGTATGAAATTTGATTTAAATAAACTTTGAGCTTCTAAAAATATAGATTCATCTATTATAGGTTCATGAATTCCTTTGGCTTCAATACGCTCATCTATAGGTCTAGTTTTAGAGCTATTTTTTCCTCTCTCAACTTTATTCCATACAACATAGCCTGCATAAGTTTTATTTTTTAATATATCTCTGACACCTTTATCATACCAAGTTCTGCCTGTAGTAGTTTTTAGACCTAATGAATTTAAATGAGTGGCTATTTTAACGCCACCATAATGTTTATTAACATATAAATCAAATATCATTCTAACAACTTCTGCTTTATCTTTATCTATAACCATAGATTTATTTCCGAATTCATCGAATACAAATTTATATCCATAAGGAGGTTTACTAGCTATAAATTTGCCTTCTTCAACACTTTTAACTCTACCTCTTTGCATACGTCTAGTAATAAGCTTAAGTTCTTTACGAGCCATAAATGCTTCAAATTCAGAGTATTCTTCATCCCACTCATTATTTAAATCATATGTTTTTCTAGGTGTTATAATTTTAGTATTGGACTTTTTAAAAGTTTCCAGTATAAGCCCTTGGTCTTGCATATTACCTCTACCAAGTCTATCTATATCCATAACTAATACAGAATCATAGAAACCATTTTTTACTTCCTCTAAAAGTTCTAACATTTTAGGTCTATAAGAAATACTTTCACCGGATACTAGTTCTTCTTTTATTTCTACTATATTTAAATTTTGTTCTTTTGCTATCTTTAATAGAGTAGATCTATGTCTACTTAAAGTTTCAAATTCACCTTGCTTTTCAGCTTCTTCATCTGAACGTGACTTTCTTAAGTAAATACAAGTTTTCATATTTTTTCGCCGCCTTTAACTAAGTAAATATAATATTATATTAAAATATATGGAAGTAGTTGACAATATTAAATCGAAAGTATGTTCTTTTTATTGATATAATTTAAAGGTAAAGTTTACAAAAATAATAAACTATTTACATTTTTTTACAAAATAATGGATGAATTATGATATATTATAGATAGTAATATTTAACATAAAAGGAGGGAAATATATGGCCTTAGAAAATGGGACTGGAATATTAGACTATGAAGATTTAGAAAGTTGTTTAGAAAATTATAAAATTGACAATACAATTTTTAACAAAGCATTTATGCTTTTAAATTTGTATATGAATAAACCATCTTGGCCTCATTCAGTTAAGTTGTATGAAGAAGAAGCTGAAAAAATTCTTGGTGGATCTATATATAGCATATGCAGAATGGGAGGCCAATTAAAGCCTTATTTTGATAATGAGGAAAATAAAAATATAAATAAGGAGTTTAAAAGAGATTTAAGTTTTTTTGCATTAAATATATTTACAGTTTTAGATGATGCATATTCATTCAGAATGAATCCTTTTGAGCTAAATTCTGTTTCATACACAATAAATGAGCATGAATGTGATAAGGTATGTGTAAAATTTTCAAGAAATGATAATGAATCACTAGATGTCTATATGTCAAAGTTTGATATAAGAAATATGATTGATTATCTTGAAAAATTATTAGCAGAAGGTTAAAATGATGGTAGAAGCTAAAAGTGAAGTGATTTATTTAAATCGAAGAATAGAATCGAAAGATAGAGTTAAGAATAATAGTATAAAATCTTCTACATATAAAAATAAAAAATCTTTTGATTACTCTAAAGAAATATCTTTTGGATTAGAGGAGGTAGATGATATGGATTCTAAAGATGTAAATAATATACTTCTTAAGTATATGGATGGTATAGATAAGAAGTACGATGATTATAAACGTGATATGGTAGAATCTGAAAAAAGAATCTACCAAAATGTAAAGGATTCAGAAGAAAGATATGAAAAAAGACAACAAGATTTTGAAAAAAGATTAGACTCAAGATTTGAAAATATTGAAAAAACTTTTGACAAAATGGAAAATAAATTTGATACATTATCTAGTGAAGTTAAAGAAAATAATAAGTACTTAAGAGGATTAACATATACAATTATAGGTTTGGCTATAACGACTATCATAAGTATAGTAGGAATAGCTGTAACTGTTTATCTATCTGTGAAATAAAAAAGACTAGTTATACTAGTCTTTTTTATTTATGCTATAAACTCACTTATGATAAAGCTAGGAATAAAATAAATCGTATAATTATCAATTTTAACTGATACACCATATTTATTTTTATAGCACTCAAGAGCTTCATCTAAAAACGGAATAGTAATATCTAAAAACTCAGCTATTTCTTCTTTAGATCTGCAACGGTTTTTCCATGCATCAATAAGTCCATTCAATCCAATTAGTTTGTCATAAGAAACCAATCTCGCTTTATATTCTTGTTTACAATTTGATATATCATCTAAATCTAATATATTTCCATAGCTTGTATAGTGATGAGCTAGTTCTTCAGCTAGTACACAAGCTTTTTCTTTATTTGAAGTTAATCTATTTTTATTAATAGCAATTTTCCCATCATAATATAAACCATCAGAATTAGATTTAAGAGCAACCTCTTTTAAAATTATATTATTCTCATATGCCTCTTGTTGTAATTCCTCATATATATTCACATAATTCACCTAGCTTTTACCAATTATCCATATCTTCTATGTCTTGCATAATTTTATCCATTTCACCATGCTCAGTTAAATGGTCATTGTGAGCAGCGATTGTTTTTATGTCAGAGGCTGGCTGTTCTTTTATGTAAGATGGAATAAGAGTTAATTCAGAAACTCTTTTAATTGCTTCATCTTTTCCAGTTTCATTAAGATTATTAAAACTATTTAGTAATTTACGTTCTTTAATAGATATAGTATCTTTATTTTTTATATTTACATTTTTATTATTAATATCTTCCCAACCCATTAAATACGCTGGAGAAACATCAAATACCTCTGCTAAGGATTCAATTTTATCAGATGGAATATTTGATATTACACCACTTTCATATCTTTGTAGCGTTGGTTTCTTAACGCCAATTTTATTAGAGACTTCTTCTAAAGTTAAACCAAGTTCTAATCGCTTATTTTTTATATTTTCTTTTAAACCCATGTAAGATTTCACCTCGATTCATATATATATTATTAATGATACAATATAAATATATAACAAAAATTACTTAATAAGCAACGAAAATTTCAAAAAAAATAAAGAAAGTTACTTAATAAGTGTTGACAATGAATATTTAAGGATATAAAATGTTACTTAAGAAGTAACAAAAGAGGTGAAATAAATGGTACAGATAAATGAAATTAAAGGTAGAATGAAAGCAGAAGGATACACTCAAGCTGAGTTGGCAAAAAAGTTAGGTATATCAGCTAAGACATTAAGTACAAGGTTAAAAAAAGGTGTATTTGGTTCAGATGAAATCGAAAAAATGATAACTATTTTAAAAATTGAAAATCCAATAGAGATTTTTTTTAAAAACTAAGTTACTTATTAAGTAACAAAATAAGGAGTGATTAAAAATGAATAACATTATAAAAACAAATAATGAAGTACTTACTTTAGACAGTAGAGAAGTAGCTGAAATGGTTGAAATGGAACATAAAAATTTATTAAGAAAAATAGATGAAGTTAATAAAGATTTTAACGAGCGCAAAATTGAGCTGGTTAAATATTGGGAAGAAAGCACATATAAAGATGCTAAAGGCGAAGAAAGAAGATGTTTAAAAATAACAAAGCGTGGATGTGGATTTATAGCACATAAAACAACAGGAACTAAAGGAAACATATTTACTCATAAATACATGGAAAGATTTGAGGAAATGGAAAAACAGTTACAAGGTAACAACTTAGTACCAATAGATGAAATAAAAAATGTAATAGTAGAGCAAGTAAAAGAGCAACTAGAAAAAGTTGATATAAAGTATTCAGACTATGTAAGACCACTTTCGACAGAGAAAAGAAGAATATCACAATATATAAAAGAAAGATTAGGTATAGATAAAGCAAATGATGAATATAAGCAAGTTAAAAATAGAGTATTAATGTTACTAGGAGCAGATAAGTGGGAAGATGTTCCAGTTGAAACATTATTAAACTCAATGAATTTAATAGATCAAAGTATAAAGGTTATAAAATCTGAAAGACCATACAAACAAATGAATTGGTTTTAATAAATAAATTAAAGAGCCAGTGGGCGTAGGAGGTAATTATGAAAGAAAATAAAACAATATCAAAACTAACAATAAAAAATAACCATATATATCTAGATGATTTAGAGTTAAAGGGAGTTCAAGACTATGAAGTGAAAAGTTCTGCTCCAAATAAAATAGCAGAACTTACACTTAAATTAATTATATCTACGGTTAAAATTGACTCTTAATAAGTTCGGTAATTACACCTGTTGCAATTTGTTTAATTGCATCTAAAGATGAAGTACCTATATTTTTAGATATCTCTTTGGTTTTGGACCAGTTTGTATCAGAGCGTATATCAGCTAAAAATTTATGACCATCAGGAGTTAGGTCTGAAATTAAACAAGATCCACCCAAAAACCAATGAACTTTTGTAATTAAGTAGGAAGCTTCACATTGTTTGATATGGTAAAGTACTTCTTCTGGAGAATATGAAATTAGTCTTGGGAAAATATTTTCGGAAGGATAACTCATATCTAAATTAAAGCCAGTATTTTCTTCAACGGTAAGAAGAATATCTCTTACGCAATCTGGATTTAATCGCATAAATAACACAACCTTTCGATTAATTTTAGAAATATATTCCATAAAGGTATTATATCAAAGTTTAGAGACAAAAAGTTACAAATAAATACAAAAGTTAAATAGATAAAAATAAATTAAGGAGGAACTATGAAAATTAAATTAGATTTAAAATCATTAAAACTAGAAGTAGTCAGAAGTGGATATTCAATTAATGAAATGGCAGAAATAACAGGATTAGCAAGACAAACAATATCAAAAGCATTGAACAATGAAATATCAGTAAGACCATCTACAGCAGGTAAGATAGCTAAGGCTTTAGGGGTAGATGTTAAAAGCATAATTCTAGAATAGGACAATTTTAGAAATTCATATGATTTATATATAGGGAGGTTGAAATTATGGCTACTAAAAGAAGAGAAACAGAATATGGAACTATTGCAGAAACAGAGCATGGAATTATTGAAATAATCTCTCCAGAAGTAAGACTTGGGAGAAAGCAAACAGAAGAAGAAATTCAAGCTATACTTGATAGAATTGCAAGGGTTAACTATAAAATAGCTAAAAGATTATACAAAGAAGGCAAGTTAGAGATTAAGAAATAATATTATGCTCAAAGGGCTTAAGCTCTTGAGTTTAAATAAATTAGGACAAGCATAGGAGGAAATGAGCATGTTTAAATTTTTAAGGAATTTAATACCGGTATCAAGAAAGAGATATAACAGATATCAAGAGGGACTTTTAATTGATATAAAAAGGCTAGAAGATAAAAAATTTAAATTAGAAAATACAATTAAAGAAAATAACAGTGTAATTAGAGCATTAGATGATTTATTAAATTATAAAGATGCAGAGATAGAGATACTTAAAAGAAAAGTTACATGGTCAAGTGAAATGCTTGAAAAAAGAGATATTGAGAATAGACAAATTGTATAAAAAAAGTAAGAACTCATAAGCGACCAAACTTAAAATGAGTTCTTAAATCCAAACAAAAACTAATAGGAGGATAACATATTATGAGCGAAGTTGCAATACTATCTCAAGATGAAAAGTTCAGAAAATATTTAGATGCAAAGGTTATAGCAGATACAAAAAATATGTCAAAAGAAGAATGGCTAAAAAGTAGACAAGCAGGAATAGGTGGAAGTGATGCATCTGCAATAGCAGGATTAAATCCTTGGAAAAGCTCAATCCAACTTTATATGGATAAGAAAGAAGAGAATCCACAAGAGATTAAATCATTACGAATGGATTTAGGTAACAGGTTAGAAGGATTAGTTGCTGAATTATTTACAGAAGAAACGGGATTAAAAGTAAGGAACGTAAACGGAATACTTAAAAATGAAAAATATCCATTTGCACTAGCTAATATAGATAGAGCTATAGTAGGAGAAAAAGCATTCTTAGAATGTAAGACAACTAATTCATTTGCACTTAAAGAATGGAAAGATGGAGTACCATCACATTATGAAATACAATGCTTACACTATATGGCCATAACAGGAGCAACACATTGCTATATAGCAGCTTTAATAGGCAATAGTGATTTTATATGGCACAAGATAGAAAGAGATCAAGAAACAATAGATTATCTCATGCAAATAGAAAAAGAGTTTTGGGAAGAGAATATATTAAAAGACATAGTTCCTTTACCAGATGGATCAGATGCTTATTCAGAATATTTAAAAGAAAAGTATAAAAAGTCAAATGGACAAGAAATAGAACTTCATTTATTAAAAGATGGTCCTCAAAAGCTTTTAAGATATGACGAGATAGTCACAGATATAAAAGCCTTAGAAACTGAAAAGAAATTGATAGAACAGGAAATACAACTTCATATGGAGGAGTTTGAAGTTGCCAAAATAGGTGATAGAAAAATAACTTGGAAAACTTCAAGTAGAAATTCAATAGATAGTAAAAAGCTTAAATCTGAAATGCCAGATATAGCAGCACAATATACTAAAACAAGTACTTCAAGAACTTTTAGAATAGGAAAATAAATTAGAAAAGGGATGGTAGATGAAATGAGTGATTTAAAAAATAAATTAGCAAATAAAGCTACAGGATCAACAACAGTAAAGAAGGTTAGTCCAAATAAAGCAATGGAACAGTTAATGACACAAATGGCAGGCCAAATAAAGAAAGCTTTACCAGAACATATGTCAAGTGAGAGATTCCAAAGGGTAGCATTAACTGCTTTTGGGAGTAATCCTAAATTCTTAAATTGTGAGCCTATGAGTTTCTTAGCTGCAATGATGGACTCAGCACAATTAGGATTAGAGCCAAATACACCTTTAGGACAAGCTTACTTAATACCATATGGAAATAAGGTTCAATTTCAAGTTGGATACAAAGGGTTACTAGAATTAGCACTAAGAAGTGGCAAGATAAAAACTTTATATGCACATGAAGTAAGAGAAAATGACAAGTTTGAGGTTAAGTATGGACTACATCAAGACTTAATACATGAACCAGTACTAAAAGGTGATAGGGGCGAAGTCATAGGATACTATGCAGTTTATCACCTAGATACTGGAGGTCATAGTTTTATATTCATGACAAAGGATGAAATATTAACTCATGCTAAGAACAAGAGCAAAACTTTCAATAACGGACCTTGGCAAACTGATTTTGATGCAATGGCAAAGAAAACAGTTATAAAACAACTTTTAAAATATGCTCCATTAAGCATAGAAATGCAAAGAGCAGTTAGTTCAGATGAAACTGTTAAAACAAAGATAGATGAAGATATGAGTTTAGTATTTGATGAAACGGAGTCTATAGAAGCTAACTTTGAGATAAAGGAAGATGAAGATGGACAAACATCTATAGAAACAAACTAATAATAAAAAGAAGTAAGAGAATTATTATAAGCTCTTACTTCTAACATTAAAATGATAGCAAAGTGGGTGATATGGATGGCTATATACAGACCTGTACATGTTACGTTTTGGCAAGATCCAAAAGTTATAGAAGAAATGACTCCAGAAGATAAATTATTTTTTTTATATTTAATAACCAATCCAAAAACAACGCAAATAGGTATATATCAGATAACTAAAAAACAAATGGCATTTGAACTTGGATATTCAATAGAAAGTATAAATGCACTTATGGATAGATTTGAAAATCATCATAAAACTATTATATATAATAAAGAAACTAGAGAGATTGCAATTATAAACTGGGGTAGATATAACTTCCCAAGAGCAGGAACTCCGATTGAAAATTGTGTAAAGAAAGAGCTTGCATCAGTTAAAGATAAGTCTCTTATAAAAATAGTAGGTGAGAGAATTGAAAATAAGAAAATTAAGAACATATTTATAAGTTTTCTAGAGGATGTACGTGACGAGTTACGTGACGGAGAACGTGACGAGGGGAATAACAATAACAAACATAATAACAATAACAATAATAATAACAAACACAATAATAAAAAAGTAAGTTTGGTTAATGTTGTTGAAGAAATTAATAAAAGATTTAGTTTAGAAGATGAAGACATAAAAAAAGTAGCTAATGTTTACTTAGCTACTGGGAGAGATATTGAGTATTTAATTGAAAAGCTTGATTTAGTAAACAATACCCCAAACGTTAAAAACATTGTAGGTTATTTACTAAAAGCTATCCAAGAGGATTACAAACCTATTATTGACAAAAATAAGAATTCTATACCTGGTGTAAAAACTCGATTTCATAATATAAATCAACACTTTGATAAATATGGATCAGATGAATTAGAACAAATGCTTATAGAAAGTCAAATAGGAAAATTTAAATAGAGGTGAGTAGAGTGAAATACTCCAATATGTGTGATTTTGATTTTACTGATAATTATATAGCATTACTAGCTTGTATAGTAACAGGATTATCAGTAGATGAGTGTGTTAGAAAGATTGCATTGCAAAATAGAAGAGATCAAAAGAAAAAATCTAATAAAAAAAGAGTTGGAAATAAAAATGGATGTAAAGAAACTTATGTATTTGATATAGAAACAGGTGAACTACATAAGTTTCAAAGTGGGAAAGAAGCAGCACAAAACTTTGGACTTAATCCTGCTGGAGTTGGATTTTATATACAACATAAATATAAATATAAACATAGATATATTTTTACACGAAACAAAAATTTTAAATTTAAGGGGAAATAGAAATGACTAAAATTATAAATTTAAACTATGTGAAAAAAGAGCAAGAAAAGTTTTTAGACTACTTGAGAAATGTTGAAGGAATAAAGTATCAAGAAAGCAAATTTGAAGTTCCTATGTGGCTTACATTAGCTTTATTAAGTGAACTAGTAGAAGTATTAAATGAAACTAAGATACATAAGTGGTGGGATAGGTCACCTGCAAATCCAGATAGAATAAAAGAAGAACTAGCAGATTTGTTAAGTCATTTAGGTAATTTAGCAAATGAATTAGATATAGATTTAATTGCTTCAGTTGAAGAAACACAAACAACAAGTTTAGAGAACCAGTTTATTTATATAGCTTATAAAATAACTACATTACCATGGAGAAAGATGTTTGGTAAGCATAAGCTAGACACTTTAATAGTTAAGTATGTAGAGCTTGTATATTCATTAGGATTTGATATGGAAGAAATAAGAGAAGCTTATTTTAATAAGATGAAAGAGAATTATCTAAATCCTAAATTTATGGAGAGTTGATACTATGAAGAAAGAAGCTAGTATACCAAGTGTAAAAGAAACATTCTTTAAACCAAGTGACTATAAAACATATCCAAATTATATGGCATTGGCACAGTGCATATGTGGATTAGAAATCAATGGAAAAGTAAAGTTTCCAGAAAGTGCAGATAAAATAATGAGTGCTTGGGGGATTAAAGGTGGTAATAAGGAGGAATAGTTATAAATTTTAATATGATTAAATCTAATTCAGTTGAAGAAGGAAAATAAAATCTAAAGTTTATGAGGTGGAGATATTAAAGTAAGAGAAAAGATGCCCAATTGGAGCACCTTTAATTTAGTAGATTATTTAATTAGGTAGTTTCAATAAATAAAACTATTAAGATGGATAGATGTAAATATTTCCACCACCAAGTATTACTATTCTATACTCAGGACTAATTTTAACTAAATTAAACTTTTCAGAATCAGGAGAAAATCTAATAGACTGAACTAAAACTTGATTCTCGTCAAATACTTGAAGATAAGCTCCTTCAGTTTTTGAAACATTTTGAACTATATATTTGTTATCCTCAGAAAAGTTTAAATCAGCAACCTTATAGACACCTTCTTTAAATAGGTTAACTGCATAAACACTACTAGATAGGCTTAATAAAAAGCATGAAGATAATAAAAGTACAATTATTTTCTTTTTCACATTAAAACCACCTTTCTAGAATAGTTTGACTCTTAAAAAAATAAATATTCGTTAACCTAAAGAGAAATAATTGACTGAATGAAAAGATAAATTTTACATTTTATATAGAAAAAAGACTAGAAATTAATCTAGCCTTTAATGATAAATGCGTTTGTACACGATGATCATACACAGAAGATAATTCTATTATATGAAGTTATAAATCAGTTATTCAAAAAAATATAAAAGATTTAGGAGGTTGATATGGAAGTTAATTTTACAATAGATGGGAAACCACAGGGCAAAGGAAGACCAAGATTAAGTTATGGAAGGGTAAAAACACCAGAGCAAACTGTTATGTATGAAAATTATATTAAGTTATTGTATAGAGCACAGGTAAAAACATATTTTGAAGGTCCTATAAAGATAGCTATAAATTGCTTTTATCCAATAGCTAAAAGTGATAGCAAAAAGAAAAAACAGGCTAAGTTAAATGGAGAAATTAGACCCCACAATATAAAGCCTGATGCAGACAATGTTATAAAGGTAATATGCGATGCTTTAAATGAAGTTGCTTACAAAGATGATACTCAAATAGTTGAATTAATAGCTTCTAAGTATTTTTCAGATAAGCCTAGGGTAGAGGTTACAATACAAAAAATTTAAAGCTTACTTAAACTTAAGCAAAATTTAAGGAAATGTATGTATAATGATTACTTGTACAATTTTAAGCATTAGAAATATGTGGAGGATGATAGTATGAATGGCAAAACAAATAAAGGAATTATAAGAAATATAGACTCATTAGGAAGAGTTGTAATACCAAAAGAATTTAGAAAAATGTTAAATATAAAGGAAAATGAGCCTGTTGAAATAGTATGTGAAAATGGAGCTATTACAGTAAAAAAACATAATGATTCATGTATTTTATGTGGATCAAAAGAAGATTTAAAAAATGTAAAAAATATTTTAATATGTGAAAAATGTCTAGAGGAAATGAAAGATATTATAAGTTAAAAGGAAATAGGAAGTGACTGCTTATGGAAAAAAAAGAACTATTTAAAAAGGTAGAAGGAAGATTACATAATTATAAGTTTTTAGAAGCTCAAATAAGTAATATAGAATTAGATATAAAGAAAGAAAAACTGGAATATAGAGGTTGTGGAGCCATAAGTTATGATGAACGAACAGGTGTAACCTATAATATTTCTAGGATTGTTGAAAAAGAGGTTATAGCTAAAGAAAAGAAAATAGCTAAGTTGATGCAAAGTAAACTAGAAAAAGAAATTGAGAAAGAGAAGATAGAAAACTCATTAAGCTGCTTAGACCATAATGAAACTAATTTCTTTAAATTATTCTATAACAGTAAAAGTAAAAATAACATGAAGTATATAAGTATAAAATTGCACATGGATCGCAGTCATTGCTATAAAATTAGAGAGAGATTAGTTTATAAAGTTATGGGGATGTTATATCCTAATTATGAAGAATTACCATTATTCAATGAATATGATATGAAACCCAACACTTTCACTACATTTTAACTACAAAGTGAAGATTTTTTACAAATAAAAAGGTAGTAATATAGTAGTATAGGAAATTGAAGATGCTATAATTTTTTATTCCCCAATACCCCTTTTTATATAATTGCTAGGGTATAATAATTATCCTAGCAACGTGAGGATATAGTTTAAAGGCAAAATATCTAATTTAGATGATAGAAGGTTCGATTCCTTTAATTCTCACCAATATAACTTTACGGCTCTTAAGAGCACTCTGTAGCGGTATGGAGTATAAACTACTTATATTTATTAGTTAGTAACAACAACTTATCCGTTCAAAAAAGTCAGGACTTTCTCACCTGGCTTTTTTATTTTATGTAAAATGGTGAATATATGAAAAAGTGGAAAGATGCTGATGAAGTGATTAATATGGTACATGAGTTACCGAGTGAATTGAAAGATGTTGATAGGGAAATGAGTAAGAAACCTAATTTTGATAAAATTAAGAAAAAAGAAGGAAAACCTCGATTTAAGTAGAATTATATACTTGAAAGCGAGGTGATATTATGGAGTGGTATGATATGTCTGAATTGAAAAGTATAAGCTATACATGCGGATTTTGTAGTTGTATAGTAGGGAATGATAGAGGGTTTTATACTTCAAGTGATATTAGTAAATTTCATCATGTAGACAAAATATATGTATGTCCAAAGTGTGGTAAACCAACTTTTTTTGATAAAGATGGGACTCAGTATCCAGGAGTGAAGTATGGAAGCCATGTAAATAGTATAAATAAAGAAGAAGTTGAATCTTTGTATAATGAAGCTAGAAGTTGCTTTAGTATAAATTCTTTTACTTCTGTGGCTCTATGTTGCAGGAAATTACTAATGAATATAGCTGTTGATTTAGGAGCAGATGAAAATAAAAAATTTGCATACTATGTAAATTGGCTAGATGAAAATAATTATATACTTCCTAATGCTAAAGGATGGGTTGATCAAATAAGAAAAATTGGGAATGAAGCAACACATGAAATTCATATAATAAGCAGTGAGGATGCAGAAAAATCTTTGAAGTTTATAGAAATGATATTAAAACTTGTATATGAGTTTCCAGCTATGGTTGAATAAAAAGTATTATTATTTAGAACTCTCTTGTAGAGTTCTTTTTCATTTTCCAAAACGACGAATAAGTGAGGTGGTGATGTGGCTCGTGTAAGAAGTCCGAATAGAGATAAAGCATATGAGATATATAAAGAACACAATGGAAATATTGATTTAGTTAAGATTGCTAGCATTTTAGGTATATCACCAGGGACAGTTAGGGGATGGAAGAATAAAGATAGTTGGGAGTCTCAATTAAATAGAACGTTCCATAATAATAAAGAACGTTCTAAAAAGAAAAAAGGTGGTCAGCCAGGAAATAAGAATGCTACTGGGCCTCCAGGAAATAAAAATGCTGAAAAGTTTGGCTTTTTCTCTAAGTACTTACCAGAAGAAACTTTGGATTTAATGAAAGAAATATCAGAGAAAAACCAATTAGACATACTTTGGGAGCAAATAACAATTCAATATGCAGCAATAATAAGAGCTCAACGTATTATGTATGTTGAGAAAAAAGATGAAATGATAAAGGAACTTAAGAAGGAAGAAACTAGCGAATATGGCCAAAAGATAGAATATGAGTTCCAGTTTGCTTGGGATAGACAAGCAACATTCTTAAATGCTCAAAGTAGAGCTATGGGAGAATTAAGGAGTTTAATTAAACAATATGAGTCTATGGTTAATGCCAATTGGAATTTAATTACAGAAGAACAAAAAGCTAGACTAGATCTTATAAAAGCTCAAACAAATAAACTTACTGGTGATAATCAAGAAATAGAAGATACTAGTGATATAGAGAGTGAAATATATGGCAATTAAGAAAAAGAAAACTATTAAATTTAATTTCTCAGAAAAGCATAAAGATTATATAAGAGCCTGTGCGAATAATACATATAATTTTGCAGAAGGAGCCGTAAGAGCTGGTAAAACCGTAGACAATGTATTTGCTTTTGCACATGAGTTAAAGAATACGCAGGATAGAATTCATTTAGCTACTGGATCAACAAGTGCAAATGCTAAGTTAAATATAGGTGATGCTAATGGATTTGGACTAGAGTATATATTTAGAGGTCAAAGTCATTGGGGAAAGTTTAAAGGCAATGAATGTCTTTATATTAAAGGTCCAGGAACAAATAATAAACAAAAAATAGTTATATTTGCTGGTGGGGCAAAGGCTGATAGTTATAAAAAGATAAGGGGTAACTCTTATGGAATGTGGATAGCAACTGAAATAAATTTACATCATGATAATACTATTAAAGAAGTATTCAACAGAACTATAGCTGCTAAGAAAAGAAAGATATTTTGGGACCTTAACCCTGATAATCCAAATGCACCTATATATAAAGAGTATATAGATAACTATAAGAAAAAGTATGAAGAAGGAACTTTAAAAGGTGGATATAATTATCAACATTTTACTATAGATGATAATATTAATATTCCAGATGAAAGAAAAGAAGAGATTAAAAGTCAGTATGATAAAACATCTATATGGTATCAAAGAGACATATTAGGCAAAAGATGTATTGCAGAAGGTCTTATATATAGACAGTTTGCTAATGATACAAAGAAATATATTATCTCTAATAGAGAAATTGCCAATTTAATTAAGATTACAATAGCTGTAGACTTTGGAGGTAATAAGTCAGGTCATGCATTTGTAGCAACTGGTATTACTGCTGGATATAAAGAATTAATAACATTAGCAAGTGAACGACACTTTGGTGATGATATAGATCCTGAAAAACTAGGTGAACTTTTTACTAACTTTGTAAAGAAAATAAATCATAAATATGGCTTTGCAGAAGTAGCTTATTGTGATAGTGCAGAGCAAGTTCTAATAAGAGGTTTAAGAAATGCAGCTATAAAAGAAGGATTAAATATAAGAGTTGCTGATGCATGGAAAACTAGTGTTAATGACAGGATAAATGCTACTACAAAGTTAATAGCTCAAGGTAGGTTTAAGTATACTGAAGATTGTGAAACGCTTAAAGATGCTTTATGTTCAGCTATATGGAATCCGAAGGAACTTAAAAATGAAAGGCTAGACGATGGTACATCTGATATAGATACTCTAGATGCTTTTGAATATAGTTTTGAAAGAGATATAAGACGTTTATTAGATGTATTTATACAAAGGTAAAATTTAACTATCCACTAAATATGTATTTAGGGTATAGTTGAAATGTATATTTAAGTAAAATGTTTAAATTTCAACGTTTGTTAGTGTTTTTATTAAAGGACTAAATTTATTAATCTTAAGTTAAATATAAAAATTAAATAAATAAAGTTAGACAAAATAAATACAAATAAATTGAAATATATATTTTACTTAAATAAATAAATTAAAATATGATTTATTTAATGCAAAACTTTAATTTGTTATTTTACTAATAAAAATTAAAAAGAGGTATTTATTTATGTTCTCAAGATTAAAAAAAGTGATTAAGGGGGTGGTTTATAACATGTTAAATAGAATTGATATTTCTAAAGAATTAAATATAGAAATTGCAATGAATGATAATATGGCCAATGCGATTAACTTATGGAGTAATATGTATAATAATAGTCCCCCTTGGATTAATGATGAAGTACTTCCATTAGGTATTCCTGGAGCTATAGCTAATGAGTTAGCAAGACTGGCTACTATAGAATTTAAAAGTGAAATAAATAATAATGAGGGTTTAAATGAAATCTATCAAGAGCTAATAGATGTATTAAGAATTAATACAGAATATGCATGTGCTAAAGGTGGATTAATATTTAAGCCCTATTTTAATGGGAAAAATATAGAGATAGATCTTATTCACCAAGATAACTTCTTACCTATTTCATATAATGCTATAGGAGAAATTACAGCAGCAGTTTTTTTAGAGTATAAAATTACTGGTGATAAAAAGTATACTAGATTAGAGTATCATGATTTTAAAGAAGGTAATTATACTATAAAGAACATAGCATATGTAAAAAGTAACCTTGTAAAAGATAATAGTCTAGGAAAAAGAACTATATTGGCAAGTGTTCCAGAATGGAGTGAATTACAAGAAGAGATAACAATAAATAATATCACAAGACCTTTATTTAGTTATTTTAAGATACCACAGGCTAATGCTATAGATGTTAATAGTCCTTTAGGTGTATCATGTTATGCTAAAGCCAGTGATTTAATAAAGGAAGCAGATAAACAATATTCTCGTATATTATGGGAATATGAAGCAACAGAAATAGCTATAAATGCATCTGAAAGCTTATTTGTAAGAAAAGAAGATGGTACATATGAACTCCCAAAAGGTAAAGAAAGATTATATAGAGTATTTCCTTGGGAAGACAGAGAAGGAAAAAGAAATTTAGATACATTTAGTCCCGATATAAGGGATAGTAATTTATTTAATGGACTTAATAATATATTAAGAAAGGTTGAGTTTAACTGTGGACTTGCTTATGGGACTTTAAGTGATATTAATGATGTATCTAAGACAGCAACAGAGATAAAGACATCTAGGCAAAGAAGTTATTCAACTGTTAAAGATATACAGAAATCTCTAGAAAAAGCTCTTAAAGACTTAATAGTAAGTATGAATGATTTAGCAACTTTATATAAGTTAAATGTAAGTTCTATAGATATAGATAAAGATGTTAGTTTTGATTGGGATGATTCACTTGTACTTGATAAAGATAGTGAATTAGAATCAATGAGAAATGATGTTGCAGTTGGTATATTAAGACCTGAGATATATTTAGCTAAGAAATATGGAGTATCTGAAGATGAAGCATTAAAAATGATGCCTGATGTTGAAGATAGCATAAAAACAAAATCTCCTTTTGATAATCTAGAGGAATAGTATGGCATTAACTCCAGAAGAATTAAAATATATACCTGAAAGTTTTATTAATTTATATCAGGAATTAGAAGACTTTATAATCGCTGATATAGCCAGAAGGATTGCTAAGGTTGGTAATTTAACAGATAGTGCTAAGCTAGAGACTATAAGAGCAAATGAGATAGGTATATCACTTAATCTCATAAAAGAAAAGATTAAAGAAATATCAGATATGACTGAAGAAAAGGTAAATGAAATCTTTAATGATATTAGTGTATATTCTATTTCAAAAGAAAATGAATTATATAGTGCTGCTGGATTAAATACTGTTAAAGTAACTGAAAATGTAGAATTGTCCAATATAATAGAATCTGCTATCAAACAAACTTCAGGAGATCTATATAACTTAACTCAATCTATGGGATTTGCACAGAAAGTTAATGGAAAAGTAGTATATAAGCCTATAGCTAAATACTATCATGATGCAATGGATTTAGCTGTTATGCAAATTAAATCAGGCTCAACAAGCTATAATACAGCTATTAAACAAGCTGTAAATAGATTATGTGAAAGTGGTATAAGAAGTGTTGACTATGAAAGTGGAGTTGCAAATAGAATAGATGTTGCTGTTAGAAGAGCTGTTTTAACTGGATCTAATCAAATGTCACAAAAGTTAACTTTAGAAGGAATGAAAGAGACTGGAAATGACTTTGTAGAAACTACAGCACATATTGGAGCAAGACCAAGTCATGCATTATGGCAAGGTAAAGTATTTTGTTATAGTGGAAATAGTAAAGAATATCCTCCTTTTATAGAAAGTACAGGCTATGGTACAGGTCCAGGACTTGGAGGATGGAACTGTAGACATAGTTTCTACCCTTTTATTCCAGGAATAAGTAAAAGAGCCTATACAGATGAAGATTTAGATAATATAGATCCCCCACCATTTACTTATAATGGTACAGAATATACTTATTATGAAGCAAGCCAACATCAAAGACTTATTGGAAGAAATATAAGAAAAACTAAAACTAAGTTAATAGGATATAAGGCTGCGGGACTTACAGAGGAATTTACTAATACTAGTATTAAACTCAAACAACAAGAGAAGTATTATAGAGAATTTAGTAAAGCTGCTAATATACCTATAGAAAAGGATAGACTTCAAGTATATAAATTCAATAAGAGTATATCTCAAAAGGCTGTTTGGGCATCAAATAAAACATTTGTTCAAAGTCTTAAGGAAATAGGAATACAAAATCCACCTAAAAGTGAAAAAGATTTTGAAAGATTAAAATTAACAAATCCTAGAGAATATAAACTAATGGATGGATATATTTTAGCTACTAAGAAGGGTGATATATCTGTATTAATTGGATATGATATCTATAAGAAAATAGCTAGTGAAATTGAAGAAAAATTAATTGGAATTACTACTAAAAATGGTATAATTATAGAAGACTATGCTGTTCATTTTATAGATAGAGTAATCGGAGGATTCGAAGAAAGTAATTATGCACAGTCTGGAAAAAGAAAAGGTGTTAAGGTCGATAGTATATTAGAAGCTTTATTAAATCCAGAATCAATTGGAGATATAGTATACAATCGAAATACAAATAAGCCAAGTATTGTATTTAAAGGTTTAAAATTAGATGTTTCTGTGAATCCTGAAACAGGAACTTTAATTCAAACAAATCCTATAAAAGGTAAGGGGAAATAAATGGTTAAGTTAACAGAGAAAGAAAAAGAATTTTTAAAAGAGCATTTTCCATATAAAAAAGAACTTTTAACTACACTAGATGTTGATGACATATTGACAGAATTGAATACGCTTATTCTTGAAATTGGATTTGACGAAGAATATAGATTAACTGATATTGGAAGAAAAGCTCAAAGAATGTATGACAACATATATAATAACAATTAAAAGCACTTGCTTAATTTTAATAGTAGGTGCTTTTATTTTGTATAAATTTTGAAATAGTACTGATTAGTTAGTATATTTTGGGAAAAAATGGTATAATTATATAAAATACAACTAGGGGTGATGTATAATGGAAAAAATGCCAGTAGATATACTTATAGAAGGATTAGAGGAATGGAATAAAAAAAGAAATTCAAAAAAAGCTCAAGATTATCTTACTTTATTATCGATTTTAAATGGAGATTTAGGAAATGACTTATCAGAAATCTTTAATCCAGATGAAGGAATACAAAAACAATTAGATTTATTGAGAGCAAGAGTTATAGAACTATCTACAGAGCAAAATATTAATCAAGTTATGATTGTTGAGGGGATAGTATCTAGAATAAGTAGATATTTTAGACGTTCATATAGTGCTACTTTAAGAAATTTAATAATGTTCGAATCAATAGATAAAAATGAAATGCCACATGCAGAACATTTAGCTGAAAAATTAAAAAATCCAGAATATCTGATTGGAATGGAGTTAGATGAAACTGAATGGGATTCAATAGTATCAAAACATTTTAATGATTTTTTATTAGGATTAATGGATACACAAAATATATTGAAAGAAATTGAAAAATTAAAAAAACAAAATTAGATAAATCTCAATAAAAAAGCCTTAGAAATAGGGCTTTTTATTATGCAAAAATTTAATTTAAGAAAGGAATGACTATAGATGGCAAAGTTAAGTGAAATATTAGGAGATAACTATAATGCGTTATCTGAGGATATAAAAAGTAAATATAAGGATATAGATTTAGTTGATAGTTCTAAATATGTTGAAAAGACTAAGTTTGATGAAGTTAAGCAAGCTAAAAAGCAACTTGAAACAGATGTTAAAGATAGAGATACACAATTAGAAACTTTAAAGAAATCAGTTGGAGATAATTCTACTTTAAAGCAGCAAATTGAACAATTACAAAATGATAATAAAAAGAAAGATGAAGAATATCAAGCAGAGCTTAAAGATTTAAAATTAACTAACGCTATTAAGTTAGCTATAACTGATTCAGCACAAGATATTGATTTAGTGACTGGATTAATAGATAAATCTAAGCTTATTTTATCTGAAGATGGAACGGTTACAGGCTTAGATGAACAAATAACTGGATTAAAAGAATCAAAAAGTTTCTTATTTAAATCAGAAGAATCCAATCAAAATAATACTATTCAATTTTCAAAGAGTACCAATTTAGGTAATAATGGAGCAACTACAAAGTCTCTAAGTGAGTTAATGCAAGCTAAAAATGCTAATCCAAATATGGAAATTAGCTTTAAATAAATATAAATAAAAAATAATAAAAGAAAGAAGGAATGACAATGTCAAGTTTTAATGAAAAAATATTTAACGGTGAGGTATTTGGACAGTACATGAATACAGTACCTAACTTAAATAGAAATGAGCTTATAAAGAGTAAAGCTATAAGACAAAGACAAGATATAGCTAATTTATTTAGTGCACAAGTAGGTGGAAACTATGCAACTATACCTATAACTGGAAGAATAGGAGGAGAAGCACAAAATTATGATGGTAAAACATCAGCAGAAACACAAAAGTTAAAAACTTTTAGTCATAGTAGAGTTGTAGTAGGAAGACAGGCTGCTTGGGTAGAAACTGACTTTAGTTATGATATAACTGGAGGTAAAGATTTCATGGAAGAAGTAGGAAAACAGGTTGCTGAATATTGGGATGAAATAGATCAAGCTACGATACTATCAATATTAAAAGGTATTTTTAGCATGACAGGAAAAGAAAATTCAACTTTTGTAAAAGAACATACTTATGATATTACAGCAGCTAAAAATAAAGAAGAACAAGTATTTAGTGCGACTACTTTAAATACAGCAATACAAAAGGCTTTAGGAGACAATAAGGCTAAGTTTTCTATATCAATAATGCATTCAGCTGTAGCTACTAATTTAGAAAATTTAAAATTAATAGCATATATGAAATATACAGATGGTCAAGGTATAGAAAGAGATTTAACTCTAGGAACTTTAAATGGTAGGGTTGTTCTTATAGATGACAACATGCCAGTAGAGAATGTAAAAGCCAAAGGAAATGAAGGGGAACTTAATTATGAGCCGGCTTATAATAAATATACTACTTATGTATTAGGTGATGGAGCTTTTGAATATACAAATTGTGGGGCTAAAGTTCCGAATGAGATGGCTAGGGATCCTAAAACAAATGGTGGGGAAACTACTTTATATAGTAGACAAAGAAAAATATTTGCTCCTTTTGGAATATCATTCACTAAAGCATCTATGGCTAGTTTATCTCCTACAGATGCAGAGCTAGAAATGGGAGTTAATTGGGAGTTATGTAATAATACAGGAGAATCAAAAGAATATATAGAGCATAAATTAATACCTATAGCTAGAGTAATAACTAGAGGATAGGATTATGGATAAATATGTAGATTATAAGTTTTATAGTGAAGTCTTTGGAGGAAAATTATCTTCTAAAGACTTTTCTTTATATGAATTTAAAGCTAGAAAATTTATAGATACTATAACCTTTAATAGAATCAATGAAAATAACTTAAATGATGATATAAAAATGGCCGTATGCATAGCAATAGAAAAAACTAAAAAGTCAGATTCTGAAAGGAGCTTTAAATTAAGTGAAACAGTTGGGAAACATAGCGTTTCTTACTCAGAAAGTCTTTTAAGAAAGTTTGAATCTAGTCTTTATAAAGAAATAAGTATATATTTACCAAATGATTTACTTTATAGAGGTGTGTAAGTATGGCTAATATGACTTTATTTAATAGTATATATAATCCGGAGACGGAGCGTACAGAGTATATACGAACTTATTTATATGATATTGACTGGCAAGGGGAGCAAGCTGTTACAGTAGGTGATAAAGGTTTATTAAGCGCTGATAAAATAACTTGTTTCATACCATTTACAGTTAATACAGAAGATAAAAAATATATCTCTCCTGGAGAATTTAATAAATTGGATATTAAAGAAGCTAATAAATTTTACACATTAAAAAAAGCTGATTTTATAGTAAAAGATATAGTTGATTTTAAACTTTCTTCATATGAAAGAGGTAAGCAATTTAAAGATTTAGAACGTCTTTATACAGTTGGAACTATAGTAAGTGTAATAAAAAATGATTTTGGAAGTGAATACTTACAACATTGGGAAGTAGGTGCTAAGTAATGCCACTTAATGTTACTTTTAAGATGGATGGAATAGAAAAGATTTTAGCTAAACGAAACCTTGAGGAAAGAGGAAAGGCCCAGGGATTTTTAACTAATGAAGTAGCTAGGATGGCTAACCCTTACGTACCATTTAAAACAGGCGCATTAAAAGATACACAGGTAGAAATTTCAAATGGAAAAATTAAATATAAAGCTCCTTATGCTCGTAAACAGTACTACAACAACTCAGGAAATGGAAAACAAGGTACGAATAAAGGTGGTATGAGAGGTAAGCGATGGATTGAAAGAATGTGGGCAGATAAAGGTCCGGAAATTGTAAAGTCTGTTGCTTCATTTGTAGGAGGGAAAGCTAAATAAATGACTATTATAGAGAGCATAAGAAAATTTATAAAAAAATGCCCTTTTTTAGAAGAGTTTAATGGAGCTGTAAGAATAGGAGTTGACTATTTAGATTCAGAAACAACTACATATTCTATAGAAAAAGTTCCATGTAACCCTATTATAAAAAAGTATGTTGATGGATCTAGTAAAAGACAAGAACAATTTATATTTGCAAGTAGGGAAAGTTATGGCGAAGATATATTTAATAACTTGGAAAATATTAATTTTTATGAAAAATTTGCAGAGTGGATTGAACAAAACAACGATGAAGGTAATTTACCTATTTTAGATAATAAAGAGGCTTTATCAATAGAACTAACAAGCAATGGATATGCCTTTCAAACAGATATTGACAAAGCTCAATATCAAATACAAATGAAATTAATTTATATGGAAGGGAAGTAGATAAAATGGCTGTAAGAAAGAGAAAAACAGTAGCTGACTATTTAAAGGTTGGTAAGGAGTTTGTTTTTATGGGTGTAGGATTTACGGAGTTAAATGAAAGTCCAAGTGCTAAAACAAAAAGCAAACAATATATAAATGAACAATCAGCAACAACAAGTATAACAGGATATGAAACTGAATTTGGTTTTGAAACAGACCAGATAAGAGATGAAAAAGCCATAGATTTTATATGTAACATTGGAGAACTTCAAAAAATTGGAGCAGATGCTGAAACAGAATATATAAAGGTAGATTTAGATAAGCCTGCAAAAGCCGAGAATGGATTTAGAGCAAGAAAGTTTAAGGTAGCTGTATCTATAGACGATTTTGAAGCTAAAGACAATGAAATGAGTGCTAAAGGGAAATTACTAGGTATGGGAGACTTAGTAGTAGGAACTTTTGATACATCTACTAAGACCTTTACAGAAGGTTTTGAAGCTAAAACAGAATAATTAAAGGGGTGTATGTAATGATAAAGATTTTAGGTGAAGAGTTTGAATTAGATACAATGGATCTAGATGTATCTGAAACTATAGAAAAGGAAATGAAAAAAGTTCCTGAAAAACTTAACAAATTAAGCAATAATGTAACTAGGATAGAGGCTATAAGAGAAACTGTAACTATAGTTTCAGAATGTATGGATAATATTTTAGGTAAAGGTGCAAGTGAAAGAATATTTAAGGGTAAAAGAAATCTTAAATTAGCTATGAAAGCATTTGAAGAGTTAGCTATAGGTATAAGTAAAGAAGATGAAAATGTAGAAAAAGAATTTCAACAATCTATAAATAAATATTCTTCAAATAGAGTAGCTAAAAGACACTCAAATCACCAAAATAAAAAAACTTACAATAAAAATTATAACAAAAAATAATGAATATACTTATTGATTTACTACCTACAAAAGTAGAAATAGGAAAGAAGATGTACAAAATCAATTCAGATTTTCGTACATCTATTTTATTTGAATTGTTGATGTATGATGATTCTATTTCTGATGAATTTAAATGTATTCAGGCTTTAGAGTTGTATTACCCTTCAATGCCACCAGAAAGATATTTTGAAGATGCTATACATAAAATATTATGGTTTTATAGTTGCGGCAAAGAAACTGAGAATAAAGATGAAAATACTGAAAATATCCATTCTAAGGTAGAGAGAGTATATTCTTATGAATATGATGATAGTTATATCTATAGTGCTTTTTTAAGCCAGTATAATATAGATTTACAAGATATAGACAATTTACATTGGTGGAAATTTAAAGCAATGTTTGAATCTTTAAAAGAAGATAATAAGATTTGTGAAATAATGAAATATAGAGCATCTGATTTATCTAAAATAAAGGATAAAGAAGAAAAAGCATTTTATAAAAAGATGAAACAAGTATATAAACTTCCTGAGTATATAGATAAAGAGCAAAAAGAAAAAGAAGATGAAATTGCTAAAATATTAATGGGGGATGGAGTATTAGACCTTGATGTACTTACTTAAGAAATAGTAGGTACTTTTTTATACCCAAATTTAAATGAAAGGAGGGTGATATATGTCAGATGGAACTATTGTAATTGATACCAGGATAGATAGTTCTGGAGCAAGAAGAGGAACTAGAGAACTATATCAAGAAGCTAATAGATTAGCTAATGAATATAAAAGAGCTGGAATGAGTTCTTCTCAAGCTTGGAAAAGAGCTTGGAGTGAAATAGAAGGTAGTAGTAGACGAGGAACAAATGAAGTAAGAGGAAATATAAATTCTATATCATCTATTGCAAAAAAATGTGCAACTGCTCTAGGTGGCTTATTTATATTAGATAAAGTTAAAGATTATGCTACTGAAGTTGTTAAAACTGGAATTAGTTATAATGCTATGTCAGAACAAGCACAAGTTGCATGGGCTACTATTTTAGGAAGTCAATCAAAAGCATCTCAGATGATGAAAGATATTGAAAAATATGCAGCTGAAACTCCTTTTAGTAAAATGGGAGTCGATGCAATGGCCAAACAATTAACCAATGCTGGATTTCATGGGAAAGCACTGTTTGACCAATTAACTAAGTTTGGTAATATGGGTTCAGCTTTTGGTATACAGGAAGATAGTTTAAAAGAAATGGTTAGACAGTATTCTCAAGTTCAACAAGCACAAGTTGCATATACTGAAGATTTAAATATACTTCAAGATAGAGGTATTCCAATATTTAAGGCATTAGCCGAAGTTATGGGAGTTCCTGTTTCACAGGTTAAAAAACTAGCTAGTGAAGGTAAGGTTACAGCTGATGTTTATAATAAAGCAATAGATAGTATCGCAAGTCATACAACTGGGGCCATGGAAAATCAATCAAAAACTTTTTCAGGTATGATGTCAACATTAGAAGATAACTTATCAATGTTAGCTGGAGCACTAGCTAAGCCTATATTTGATAAAATGAAAGAGAATTTACAAGGCTTAATGCCTAAACTAGAAGAGTTTACTACCTTAGTTGGTAAAGAAGGTATAGGAAATGCAATAAGCACTATGTTCCCACAGTTAAAACCTTTAGTAGATTTTTTTACAAGTATAGCTAATGTATTAACTACAGTTGTTATACCAGCTCTTTTAAATTTTGGGGGATGGATAGCATCTAACATTGGACCTATTTCATTTTTAGCAACAACCATTGGTGGAGCTGTGTTAGCATTTAAAGGGTTTATGATTGTAAAAGGCATTGTTTCTGCATTTCAAGAGGCTCAATTAGCAATAGCTTTATTTTCAATGAATGCCGAAGGAGCTACTATAGCACAAGGAGCATTTAATGGAATGTTGAGTATAGGAGAAACAGTTGTTGCTTTACTTACTGGAAAAGTTACTTTAGCTGCTTTAGCACAAGAGGCTTGGAATGCTGTAATGGCAATGAACCCTATAGGTTTATTAGTTATGGCAATAGGAGCTTTAGTAGCAGCGTTTATTTATTTTTGGAATACATCTGAAAGCTTTAGAAACTTTTGGATTGGATTATGGGATGCTGTAAAGAATGCTTGTATTACAGCCTGGAATTCAATATGTACATTTTTTACTGATACAATACCAAATGCATTTAATAGCATAATTAATTTTTTTAAATCTGATTGGAAAGAAATATTATTATTTATAGTTAATCCATTTGCTGGGGCTTTTATGTTAGCTTATAAGCACTGTGATGGTTTTAGAAATTTTATAAATAACTTAGTAAATAATATAAAGATGTTTTTTGTAAATGGTTTTAATAATATGAAAACTTCTGTAATTAACTTTGCAACTAATGCATTACTTACAATACAAACATGGGGTACTAATGTATGGAATTTTTTTGTAGTAACAATTCCTTCATGGATTACTAATATTTTTAATTGGTTTAATGAGTTACCATATAAAATAGGTTTTGCTTTAGGTTTTGTAGTAACTAAAATTATTATGTGGGGAGTTGGAGTTTGGAATTATTTAATGACTAATGTACCAATTTGGATTAATAATGTAGGAACATGGTTCTCAGAACTTCCAGGTAAAATATGGACTTGGCTGTGTGATTCAATAAATAAAGTGGCTGCCTGGGGTTCTGAGATGTGGGATAAAGCTACAACTATAGCTAGTCAATTTATTTCAGATTGTATAAATTATGTATGTCAGTTACCAGGGAAAATATGGAATTGGTTATGTATAACAATAAATAAAGTTTCTGCTTGGGGGTCTCAAATGTGGGCTAGGGCTAAAGCTATAGCCAGTCAATTTGTTTCAGATTGTATAAACTATATATGCCAGCTACCGGGGAAAATATGGACCTGGCTTTGTAATGCTATATCTAAAGTAGCAGCTTGGGGAAGTAACCTTTGGAATACTGGGAAAAATGCAGCTTTAAGATTAGTACATGCTGTTGTTGATACTGTTAAATCTATACCTGGAAAGATGATTTCTATTGGTAGAAATATAGTTCATGGAGTATGGAATGGTATAACAGGAGCAGCAGGATGGTTTAAAAGTAAAATTCATGATTTTTTTGGTGGAATAGTTGATGGTGCAAAATCGGCTTTAGGAATCCATTCTCCAGCTAGAAAAATGATTCCTATAGGTAAATATACTGTAGAGGGTACTGAAGTTGGTATGTCTAAACAATTCCCAAAGATGCAAGAAAAGTTTAAAGGTAAAGTACATGGACTTGTTTCTGACATGAAAGCTAAAGTACAATATGAATCTATTTCTTTAGGAAGTTCCATTTTATCAAAGAGTAATTTTGATATTATAGAAAAAAATAATGATAAAAATAATCAATCAGATGTTTCAGGAGTTATTTCATCTTTAAATAAAACTTTAAAATCTCTTGATCCAAAGATTTACTTAGATAGTAATGAACTTCTTTACTCTAAAGCCGAATTAATAAAAAATTCTTTAGATAGTAATGAACAAAGGAATCCTAAATTTGCATATTAAGGATTCCTTTTTAGATTATGGGGGTGATACTTATTAAAGCATATATTCAAATAGATGGTATAAACTCTTTCTATAGTTTAGGATTGCATATGTATTTAATTGATATAGAAAGTATAAATGAAGATGTAGAGCATACTCCAGTAGAAGGTAGAAGTGGGACACTAACAGAAAGAAAAGGTACTTATCCAGATAGAAAGTTACATTTTGGATTTGACTTAAAACGTAGATCAAAGGAATCTCTTGAAAGCTTTTATAGTAGAATATTTGATGTTGAAGAATGGATTGATAATTCTATAGGTAAAGAATTAATTTGTTTTACAAACTGTAACTTTAAATATCTAATAAAAAGTGTTTCTAAAAAGACAGAGTCTACAATGCATATGTGTTCAATAGAAATAGAATTTGTATGTGATCCATTTAGATATTTAGCAAATGAAATACCTATAGTTTTAAATTCATCTACTAATATATTCTACTTAGGAACAGTACCAGGAGAATGCAATATAAAAATATATGGTCAAGGTAATGTACAGCTTACTATAAACTCAAATACCATTATAATCAATAATATTAATGATTATGTTGAGTTAGATAGTAAGCTTTTAGAGTGCACAGACAAAGATAGGTTAAGCAAAACTAGAGATATGATTGGACATTTCTCCGTATTAACAAGAGGTGATAATAAAATTAGTTGGGTAGGTAATGTATCTAAAATTGAGATACTACCAAGGACAGCATTTAAATAGGAGTATATATATTATGAGTAATAAAAAAATAGTAAAAGTATGTATCTTTAATCAAAGTGCAAATCCAGATGAAGTTGTTTATTCAAATGGGGATAAGATACTTGATAATATAATAATAGAGGCTAAAACAGATGAACATCTTTTAACTGGTGAGTATTATTTAGATTTAGTTTCCCTGATAGATAAAGAAGGACTTCATGAATCTTTAATTGAGGAAGCTATTATCAAGGTCCAGTTAGACTATGGAAATGAATATTTTAGAATAGCTAAAGTAAATAGAAGTAGTAGAGATGTAAAAGTATTTGCTAGACAAATTACAATATCTGAAATGCTTGATATGTGGATTGAGGATACTAGACCAACAGATACTAGTGGACAAGGTGCATTATCAATATTAAGACAAAAATCAATAGGTAAAAAAGATATACAAATCTTTTCAGATATAGAAAAGATTAATACAGCTTATTATATGAAAATGAATTTATATCAAGCTATATATGATTGTGATCAATCCTTTGTAAATAGATGGGGTGGAGAAACCTTAAGAAGAGGGTACACTGTTTCTATAAACAATAGAATAGGAGCAGATAGAGGTGTTCAAATACGTTCTAGGAAAAATCTAACTGGATTTGAAGCTAAAACAGATATAGATAATGTATGTACTAGAATTAAGCCAACTGGATTTGATGGTATAACTATAGATGGATATATAGATAGTCCTCTTATAAAGAAATATAGTGCGGTTAAGACAAAAGAAATTAAATATGAATCTGTAAAAGTAAGAGATGAAAAAAATCCTGATGAAGGATTTAACACACTTAAAGAGGCTCAAGAAGAACTTAAGAGATTAGCAAAATTAGAATTTACACAAAAGCATATAGATGAATTAAGAGCATCATATAAAATTAATTTTGTACAACTTGAATACACAGAAGAATATAAAAACTATGTTCAAGCTGAAAGAGTCTATTTAGGCGATACAGTCAATGTATATGAAGAAAAACATAAAGTACATGTTAATGTTAGATGTATTAGAAAGAAATATGATGTTTTAAGACAAAGAACTATAGAAATTGAGTTATCAAATACAGATATAAGTCAAAAGTCTATAACTACTTCGGATATATTAGCAGAGTTAAACTCTATAATAAAAGATACTAAAAATAATAACGTACAAGATATTATCCAAAGTATGATAAACTCAGGAATTAAAGACAGTTATGTGATTCCTAGACAAAATGAAATTATAGTAGCTGACAATAAGGATTTAAATTTAGCTCAAAATGTTTGTAGATTAAATAAAAATGGATTGGCTTTTTCTAAAGATGGCTACAAAGGAAAATATAGTTATGGATTTACAATAAATGGAGTTATAAACGCTAGTTTAATCGCAACTGGTATACTTAGTACAATAATGATTCAAAATAGGGATGGAAGCTTACAAATTGATTTATCTGGTACAAATGGAGTTAAGTTTTTAAAAAATGGAATTAAAGCTGTGGAATTAGCAGGCAATATAATGAATTTTTATGATTGGGATGGTGTAGGTAATCCAATAGGAAAGTTATTTTCTGCAAGATTATTTAATACTGAAACTCCAGGAATAACATTATCTAATACTTTAGATAGTTATTTAGGGATAGCTTATGAAAATCCTAGTGCTACAAATGGAACATTCCCATTTTATATTTTATTTGATAAATATAATAAAACAGGAAAAGCACCATACCCAATAATGATAAGAGAAAATATGTGTATGAATGGATATAATTTAATTTTAGATAAAGATGGTTTAAATGAAATATATAGATCTACTGATGGTAATAATTTTATAAATAAAGCAACTAATTATTGGGGAGTTGTTGGAAGTAATCTTAAATGGAAAATGAAATTAGGAAATAACAGTCTTTATTTATGTGATTTAGATACTGACAAAACATATTTTAATTCTAGTCATTATGAAACATATTTTGGAGATAATTCAGGATATAAGTATTCATCTTTTAAAAAAGGTATTTGCGAATTATTTAATGGCCCAAAAAGATATTGTTTGATTTCAGAAAATGAAACATTTTTTGGAGATAGTTCAGGACATAAATATGCAAATTTCAAACCCGGAACAATCACACTTTGGGATTCTAGTAGAAATGCATATTTCTTTGTATCTAATATAGGAAACTTAGTATCTAAGTTAAAGTTCATTGCAGATAATGGGATAGAAGTAAGAGGAGATTTAAAAGTTTACGGGAATAAAAACTGTATTCAAAAAACTAAAAAATATGGAGAAAGATTATTCTATAGTGTAGAGGATTGCGAAAGTTATTTAACTGATAGAAGTTTGCACTTATTAACTGTAGAAGAAGTTAAACATAATAATAAAGTTACATATGAAAGAGTAGTTCTATTAGATAATATATTTAAAGATAGTGTTAACCTTGATTTAGATTATACAGTTGAGATAATAAAGCAAGGCTGGGGAGATTACAGAATAAAAGAACAAACAAAAGATTATTTTGTGGTGGAATCAGATAGAAAAGATTTTACTTTTAAATATGTTGTAACAGCTAAAAGACAAGGATTTGAAGAAGAAAGAAATAAAGAAGTCTTTTTAGATGCTTTAAAAGAAAATAATTTAAATAGTGATATTATTGAAAATAAAGAGTATTGGAGATTATATACAGAAAAAGAAGGTGATAGTATTGGCAATAAATAACTTTCATTTTAAGTTAGATATAGAAAGAGAAGACCATATACCCAAATTCCGACTAAAGCAGTATGACACTGCTATTTTTTATGCAAGTCTTTATAAAAATGGGCTTCCTTATCATTTTGAAAATGAAACAATTAAAATGTTTGTAAAGAAAGCAGATGGAACTATAGTTTATCAAGAAGATAATATAACTATTCAAGATGATGAAGTTAAAATAAATGTAAAAAATCAAGCATTAACAAGTGCTGGATTAACTTATGCTGAATTAGAATTAAAATCATTAAGTGGTCAAGTAACAACAGCTACATTTGTATTTGATGTAAGAGAAAAGGTAGGCTCTGATAAGGCTATAGAATCTATTACAGATATATGTACTTTAGAAAAAATTGACAAGTATGTTGGACAAGCTAAAAAAGAACTAGATAAATTTAAACAAGACCTTTCTAAATTAGAGGATTTAGTAGCAAATAAAGATAAACTAGAAGGTCAAAATACAGAAGCTAAAATTAATGTAAAGGAACTAGAAAGAGTTTTAGAGCAAGCTAATAATATAGTTGATAATGGTGGTAAAAAGGTTATAGGTAACAATATAATTTCAGAAAGCTCAAATGGTTATATACAAGATATAAAACTAACTGGTAAAACAATACTAGTTAATAATCTAAATGAAGAAGTTGAGCCAGGAACAGCAGGAGCTACACTTAAATCCGTAGGGGATGGAGTAGACAACATAGAGATTTTAACTATTAAGGCAGATAATAATTTATTTAATCCTAATGAATGTATAAATGGGAAATATGTAGCTGATGGTGGAGTTTTAGATGTTTCATCTATTAATCCAACTGACTTTAACGTTGCTTTTATAAAAATTCCTACAGGTGATTTTTCAATAACTATAAGTGGGTTAACAAATAGTGTTGTAACTGGAAATCAATCTGCTTATATAGGATTTTATGATAAAAATAAAAATCCTATAAACTCTGCGATTTTTAATGTTAAAAATCCATTCACTAAAACATTTACTAATTCAGATCTAGGATTTATAGCTGTAACTGTTAAAAATGAAGATTTAGGCACTTTAAATGTAACTATAGGAAATGAAGTAAAACCCTATACAAAATATGAAGGAAGTAAAAAAAAGCTTTTATATTATGTTCCTGTACTTAAATCGTGGATGAAACCTATTCTACGAGGTGTAAACAATGGGTTAAAAGATACAGTAGAAAGCTATAATAATAAAGTTTATTATCATAAGAAATGTATAGAATTTAATATAAATGGCAGTGAAAATTGGGTATTTGATGCTGATTTAGGGAATACAATTAGATGTTATCTAAGAAACTCAAATTTATCTCCTGGATTAGTTGTATCTGATAAATTTAATTCTATAGAAAACTATACACTTGATAATGAACATATATATACTTCTAAAGGTATTTTATGGTTATTTCTAAATAAATCTAAAGCTACAGATTTAAATTCTTTTAAAAATTATTTTAAAGTAACTCCAACTACTGTAGTTTGCCCAATGATTAAAGAGGAAGTTTATGAATGCTTAGATATATCAACTAGGTCTTTTAATCCTCAAACTTTATTTTCAGTAAGTAGTGGAGCAATAGATCCTCAAGTAGAATATTATATACCTTCTTCTTTTGTATCTTCGGATAGTTCAATATCTGAAAAGCTTGAAAATGTTGATGATAGTTTATTAAAGCTTATGTTTGATTTTTTAGGACATAAGCATGATTCTAGATATGAAAGAATAGATTTAGGAACTGTTAAAGATTTTAACACAGCTCTTACACCAGGCAAATATTGGGTAGCTGCAGATGATAAAATTCCTAATGGCCCTTATGGTGGAGGGATATGGGGTTATTTAGAAGTATCATCTACAAGTGAAACAGAAACTGCACAAACATTTACTAGCAGTATTAATGGATCAAAATTTTTTAGGCTATTAAACTTTCAAGGAAAATGGACTAATTGGTCAAAAACTCCTGTAGTAACTGATTTCGTAACAGGAAATGTAGAGGGCAAACACTATGCAATATTTCCAAACGGATTAATGATACAATGGGGTAATTTAATATTGAATTTCCCAGGAGGTTGTAATAATACTAAAGGCTATGTTTATTTTCCAAAAACCTTCACAAGTGACTTTATATTTACTGGATCTCTAGCTAGAAATAATTGGGCTGGATATTCTGAGACTATAGCAGTCCTTGCTGAGGATAATTCTAGTCGTGGTTTCGTTGAAGCTAGATGTATTGATAGTTCTGTATATCCGACTAGTGATAAAACCGTAACTATTAACTGGATTGCGATAGGGAGGTATTAAAATGAAAATGTATATATCATTTGATAAAGACACACTTAAAATTAAAGGGTATTATGATGATTTAAGTTCAAATATACCTAGTCCTTATATTTTGATTAATGAAGACCTATATAAATATTTACAAGGATTAACAAGTGATTTTAAACTAAAAGAAAACTTCATGTTAAAAGAGATTTATACAATTGAAGATAAAGATATATTTGAAATAATTCCTTTTGAGTATGAAAAACCAAAACCAACTAGAACTGATTTATTAGAAAAACAAAATGCATTTTTAATAAAAGAAAGTCTAGAAAAAGATATTCAAATTAAGGAATTAAATATAAACTTAGAACAAGCAACTTTAAAATCAATTAACAAAGATATTGAAATAAATAATTTAAATAGTAATATGGCTCAAACAACTTTAAATTTAGTTAATAAAGATATACAAGTTAAAGATATAGAAAAAGATGTTGCTAATCTAATATTAAAATCATTAACATTAGGAGGTAATTAAAAATGGATAAATGGTATTTTGAAATGGCAAAGAAATATTTTGATTTAAAAATATATAAGGTAGATGATGTTAGGTTATTTGTTCAAGCTGAAAGAATAACAAAAGAACAGTTTAAAGAAATAACTGGCGAAGATTACGATAAGCCTACTAATAATTTACCGATGGTTATAACTGAAGATAGACAATAAATAATGAAGGACTATAAAAGATAGTTCTATTTTTATGCAATTTTTAGGAGGGTGTATGAATAATGAAGTAGCAGACCATATGTTAGAAGCACATGAAAGACGTATTAATAATCATTCTGAAAGATTAGATAAATTAGAACAGAGTGATGCTAAAAGAGAAATACAAATAGATAATTTATGTAAAAGTATAGAAGGACTTGTAAACACATTAAAATGGGGCTTTGGCTTTATATGTAGTGGTGTTATAGGTTTCTTTTTTTATGCAATACAAAATCATTTATTTAAATAAAAAGGAGATAAGTTAAATGGAAACAATAATTAAATTTGTACCTGAGCAGTTACTGATATTAGTAGCTGCTCTTTATGTTGTAGGAATGTTTTTAAAGAAAACACCAAAAGTAAAAGATTGGAGTATACCTTGGATTTTATTAGTTTTAGGTATTGGTTTTAGTATATCTATAATGGGATTGAATTCTACAAGTATTTTACAAGGTATAATTTGTAGCTTTGGGGCAATAGCAACAAACCAGATTGTAAAACAAACAATTAATAAATGATAAAATTTTTGTAATCAAAAATAGTGTATACTAGGTTTTATTATAAAAAATAAGATATTTAAATAGCTATTTATATATAAAAAATAAATGATAGGAGGAATTAATTATGAAAAAAAATATTACAGATCCAGGACATGGAGGATATGATTCAGGGGCACCAGGAGTTCATGGATGTTTAGAAAAAGACGTAGTTTTAGATGTGGCTAATAGGGTTGCTGAATATTTAAAAAATCAAAATATAGAGAATATAAATACTAGAACTACGGATGTATTTGTTACTTTAAATGATAGAACTAATGAAGCTAATAAATTAGGGGTAAACTCATTTGTATCAATACACTGTAATAGTTCTGAAAATCCTAATGCACAAGGGTTAGAAACTTATTGCTATAAGTTCAAATATAGAGATTTAGCTGATGTTGTGCACTCTGAATTAATAAAAGCAGGGCTTTACACTAAAGATAGAGGTGTAAAAGAAGGAAATTTACATGTAGTAAGAGAATCTAACATGCCTGCTTGTTTGGTTGAATTAGGATTTATAACTAATGAAGAGGACTATAATTTAATAATGAACAATAAAGATGGATTTGCTAAAGCAATAGCTAAAGGAATATGTAAGTTCAATGGAGTTACTTGGAATGAATCCTCTGACATATTACCAAATAAAAATATTGATGTTACTTATCAAGTATATACAAATGGAAGATGGCTTCCTAATGTAACTAAAGCAAATGATTTTGCAGGAATTTTTGGAAGCCCTATACAAGCTATATATGCTAACTTAAATCAAGGAAGTATAAGCTATAGAGTCCATACAGTAAATGGAACTTGGTTACCTTGGGTAACAGATAGAAGTGATTATGCAGGCATATATGGTAAAAATATAGATGGTTTACAAATGCAATTAATAGGATTAGATAACTATAGTGTTGAATATAGCGTATATGTAGAGGGTAGATGGCTTCCTTGGGTTATAGATTTAAATGACTATGCAGGTATATACGGTAAAGTTATAGAAGCAATACAAGTACAAGTTATTAGAAAATAAATAGATAAAAAAGAGTACCAAATAAAAAACTTATTTGGTACTCTTTTTTTATTGAAATCTAGGTCCTTAGTGTGATGGGTGTGTCCCTATATCATTACTTACGTCCACGACATGATTATCAGATTCAGGTGTATCAAAATTATCACAAGGGATGTTTTCTTCTTGAGGAATTGTTTTTTCTAGTGATGTTTCATCATGTTTTTGAATGTTTTTATCATCCGATTGGTTTATATCTTTTTCTATATTTGTACTTTCTATAACTTTATGTTTTACTTCAGCTTGTGGTGTTTCTACAGGTTTTTTATTTTTAGAAGTTTCTGTTTTGATTTCTTCAGAATCCGTATTCTTACTATTTTCTGTTGTCTTTTCAACAATATCTTTATCTTTTTCTATTTTTTTAGAATCGTCTTTCTTAACTTCTTTTTTACTCTTTTCTTCTTTTATTACTTTTTCATGTTTAGGTTTTTCATTTTTATGTACATCTTTATTTGATGTATTGATATTACTTATAAAAAATCCAGAGCCTAAAATGACAATACTACTTAATATACCGATTAACCCTTTTTTCATAATATCCCTCCTATATAATTCTATATTTATAATAACATAAATTTTTATTACAAAAAATGGAAAATATATAAATAAATTGCAATTTATCTTATTTGGTATAATTTTATAGTTAATTTAATCTAGGGATACTTTAAGTCTTAATGTAAAAAACTATATATATTTAGTGAGGTACTGGGTACTTATATAAATTTATTAATTGAAGAAAGAAATAAATTAAAAATAAGTAAATTTGATTTGAACTTATAACTTGAACTTTAGTAATATATTTATATATATCAAATTCATTAAATATTCATGTAAGGACAAATAAAGGCATTGTTAAGGAGAAAGCACAGTTTTAAACTGTGACTTTTATATGATTAAAAAAAGTAGATAGTTAATGATTACTTTTTTAGTTATTTGCATATTAAAAATATTAATAACCATATGGATAAGTATAGAAGGATTTAGAGGAAAGAAAGGAATTAAGTATGTTAACTCTTACTATTTAGAATTAATTTAAAGTAAATAAAAATAAGTATTAATTCAATAATTACTTCAGATAAAGAACTTAATTATCTAGTTGTTAGAAAGGAGTAATATGGTAATTTACTTCGCCCCAATTGTTTGACAAAAAAATTAAAAGATGGGGAGTTTTTATATGTCAAAACATAATTGTAAGTTTAGGCTAAAAGTTGTTAAATCTTATTCAAATGGAGATGATGGATACAAGTTAATAGCAAAACAGTATGGCATTTATATATATGTACAAGATAAAAGATGAGTTAATAGTTATAAAGTATTGTGAGCAGATATCTTAAAAAGAAAAAATAAGCATAGTTCATATACTGTACAATTCAAATTAGATGCGTTTAATTGTAAATGTTATGCATAAAATGCTTTTTATATTTATTAATTTAATGCCAATGAGTATTTACAAAAATATACATATACTATAGTATGATTAAAATAATATTAAATAAAAATAATATATTGATTAGGAGTTAGGTTGAGTAATATTAAAATATATTGTTAATAAATACAAAATATAGTATTATTATTATGATAATAACATAATAGACTTTAATAAGGGGGAAACTAAATGAGCAGTAGCACAACACTATATTATGCCAAGGTAAATTTAAATTCATCACATATATTTGATGTTTATGATCAGGTATGCAGTTTAGAAGATGTTTTAAAAAAATTATATAACTCTATATCTAAAGGCATAGCTCATAAAAGAGTTGACGAATATAATGGAGTTGAAACATACAGAGCTAACTACTCTTTTGAAAATATAGAGAAAAATGAAGACGAGGTATATATATATGGAACTGTAGTAAAAAAATCAGATATATATGCAAATCAAAGAGATAAAGATGATAAACCTATAAAGGTTCCTGTAGAAAATGAGGAATATATAAAATTTTACTTTGATGTGTTGAATGAAACTATAGTATTTCATACAACAAATAGATTTGGATATATGGAGTTTATAGAGGCTATTTCTATACTTTTAAATACTAGTATAAATAATGTATATGGAAATGAAGATGAATGTTATCACTTTGATGTTAGCTTAAAAAGATGCAATTTAAATATAGAAGATATTAAGGAGGAATTAAAGAGACTCAAGTATGTGGAAACACTAAAAATTGATATAATACCTCCAAACCCTGATCCAGATATATTAGATGAAATAAGAAAAAATGGTGAAGAGCGATTAGAATATCTAAAAAATGGGAATGTAACATATAAGAGTACATTACTTCAATCAAAATCTTCAACAGGTATAGTTCTTGACTCAGATATTGTAAATAAAGAGTTAGATGAAGCTGTAAATTTACACTCCAAGTTAAGTAGTGAAGATGCTTTAAATAAAGGTTATATTCAAGTTGAGGCTGTGTCTAGAGAGGGAGGAACATACTCAACTAAAGATAATCAACCTATTAAACAAGTAATAGATAAATACCATATGGAGGATTTTGAAAGTTTTGTCTCATTTTGTAAGAGAAGCATAAAAGCTTTATTCAATTAGAGGTGAAAATCAAATATGATTAAAAGATTTTTTAAGTATAATAAATTTAATGAAATTGCAAACTTAAAACTTATAGAATGTAAAATAGCATTTTTAACAACCCTTATACTTTTATTTGTTTTCTACAAGATTAAGATATATGATGAATTTAAACTATTTGAACCTGCTGTTCAAAATGTAGCAATATATATTGCAGCTGCACTAATAGGAATGTTAGGTATAATATTAGCAGGTATTGCATTTATGACATCATCATTAAACAAAGAAAATATGGAATCAATAGAGAAAATCAATGGATCTAATTCAATAGAAAAAGTTTTAGTAAGTTTTGAATTTCTTGCTTTTTTAGTTGGAATTCAAGTTATTGAATTTTTTACAATATACATAATTCTTTTTTCAACTTTAAACTTAGTAGGTGAAATTACATTTTACGGATTAGCTGCATTGATAACGTATTTATTTACATTTACATTGTTTTATACGGTTGTGTTAGTAGGAGACTCTATACAGTTCTTTTTACTAACAAGAACTTATGATAAAATTAATGAAATGGATAAAAGTGTAGTAAGTATAGCTAATGAAGTTAAAATAGACTTTATATTAAAAATACTTATAGAAAATTATGGGATCGAAGTTGAGGAGATAACAAGTAAGTTAATTGAACATTGTGAGAATTGTACTATTGATAAAAAAGAAGATGTTATAACCTATTTGAAAAATATGTATTTTGAAAAATAGATTTTTTATACTTAATAATAAGACATAAGAAGCACTCAATACGAGTGCTTCTTTTTATTTATAAGATTTAAAATGTTGATTTTATTAATCTCCAATATTAAGTTAACTAGAAAGTATGTGTATAGAATTAAATTATATTTAATATATATTCTACAATATGAACTATATTAGATATAGTTATTTTGTAGAATATAACTTTGTTTTGTGTAAGTTAATTATAATATTATAATCAATTGAACTAATAATGATAAATATGAATATTTATTGCACTTATCCTTAAATGTAAAAAATAAATGTTATCATCAAACTGACTATTGAATATCGGTTCTAACATTTACTTTACCATTTTGAGTACCAGTTCCTATAGTTAGACCATTTTTTTTCATAACATACTCTAATGTCATTTCAGGAACCCCACCTTTTCTACCACCTAAAACCTCTTTACCTTTTAAATCCTCAAAAGAAAAACTATCAGTATTTTCACGAGCAACTAAAAAGCTTCCATCTTTTTGAGTTAATTGCGCAAAATTTACTGCATAATTTGAATTCCCTTTATTATATACATAAATAGATGCTTCTGGTCCCATAAGGCCTATATCTGCTTCTCCAGAAAGAAGTGCAGCCATTGTTTTATCTGCTCCCTGAGTATTTATAAGGTCTAACTCAATGCCCTCTTCCTCAAAAAAACCTTGAGTTATAGCTGCATATTGTGGAGCATAAAATACTGAATGGGTTACCTCTGCAACAGTTAGCTTATTTAAATTTTTAGATTTAATACTTTGAGATTTAGGAGTACATCCAATGAGAAGCAAAGATAGGCTAGTAATTAAAGTTATTAATATTATTAATTTTTTTAGCAAAAAAATCACCCCTTAAAATTAAAGATAATGTATATTATTAAAAAATAAATTGATTGGTGATAAAACCATTTTAGATATTTGTAAAAATACTATAGTTGTCAGGAAAATGTTTGCTTTGTGTTGATTTTGGGTATAAAAAATATAAAATAAAATTTAATATAACTTTAGGGAGGGGAAATTATGAATTACAAATATCTTATATCCAATAAAAGGTCAGTAAGGAAATTTAAAAATCAAGAAATAAAAAAATCAGATTTCAGAATAATAGAAGAATATATAAATATGTCTAAAAAACTTGTACCAGAAATAAGGACTGAAATTAAAGTTTTTAATAAAGATAAATTGTATCCAAAACTTGATAAAATAGCAGGATATAATGGACATATGATAGAAGCACCAAACTATGTAATCATTTTATCTGATACAGATAAAGGATACATAGAAAATTCAGGATATATAGGAGAAAACTTAACTCTAAAGGCCATGGACTTAGGAATCGACTCATGTTGGGTTACCTTTAAAGAGAGTTCGCTTATAAAAGAAAAGCTTGAAATTTTATCAGATAAGGAAGTTACAGCAATTATTGCACTAGGTTATGGAGATACTGTAAAAACTAAATCAGCTACTGGTGATTCATCTAGATTAGGTGTAGAAAAGATAGTTTATATAGATAAATGGGGAGAAAATGCAACCATAGAATTATTAGAAGAAAGAGGATTATTAGATGCATTTAGTTTTGCTAGAATGGCACCATCTACATTAAATAGACAACCTTGGAGATTTATAATTGATGGAGGCAAAGTGATTCTTGCAGTAAGAAAAGATGAATTTGCAAGTGAGTATGAAGGTAAAGTTGATGTAGGGATAGTTATGCTATACTTTTCATTAATAATTGATACAACTATGTTTGATTTAAAATGGACTTTAGAAAACGGTAATAGAAATTATGACGTACCAACAGATTATGAAATAATAGGATATTGTAATATATAAAAAATAACTGAGCTCAAGCCTGTTTATAATAAACTTGAACTCAGTTATTTTGTTTTTATATTAAATTTTATCTTTTACTTTTATAAATTTTTTCTGCTATATTTAAAAATTGATACATAATTAAAGCACAAAGGGCTAATACTATTACTCCCATCATTACTAAATCTAATTTGAAAACTTGGCCACCATAAACTATTAAGTACCCAAGTCCATATCTAGATACTAAGAATTCACCTACTATTACGCCAACCCAAGCCATACCTATATTAATTTTAGTTAAATTTATTAAATTTCCTATGTTAGAAGGAAATATTAATTTTGTAAGAATTTGAAGTTTTGATGCTCCAAAACTTTTAAGCATTTTGACTTTTTCCTCATCAACACTTATAAAATAATTATAGGCGGATAATATAGTAACAACAACAGATATAGTAATAGCTATAACTATTATTCCATTTACACCAGCTCCAGCCCAAACTATTAAAATTGGTGCTAATGCTGTTTTAGGAAGTGCATTTAGTACAACCAAAAATGGATCAAGTATTTTAGATAATCTTTCTGACCACCAAAGCATTATAGCTACTAATATTCCAAGAATTGTACCAACTGCTAATCCAACTATTGTCTCATAGCTAGATATTAATATATGCTTAAATAATTCTCCATTTTGAATATATTTTATAAAAAGATTGTAAATATCACTAGGTTTGCTAAATAGAAATACATCTATTATATTAAGTCTAGCAAGTAATTCCCAAAGAGCTATAAATCCAACCAATATAAATATTTGATAAAAAAAGATTAGATTCTTTTCTTTTTTTAGCGATTTTAAATATTGTTTATGACCTTGTGATACATTATTTTGTTTCACTAGAATCAATCTCCTTCCACAAGATATTAAAATAGTCTTTAAAATTTTCAGCACTTCTTGATATTATAGGAGTTCTAGTTTCTGATATTTTTAAATCTATAGTATAGATACTTTTTATAGATGCAGGACGTTTGGATAAAACTGCGACCTTATCTGACATAGAAATAGCTTCAGATAAATGTATTAAAGTTCCTATTTACCTGAAGCTATAGTATTTTTTGGATTGATACCTATTAGGTTTACCTTTATTGTGTCTGTATCAGAGTCCCATGTCATATAATCTACTACTGTAGATAGTAACAGTCTCTTCTTATTAATATCAGAGGTATCAATTTCTTTATTGAATTTATTTAAATTATCTATAAGCATATTTATATTAATATCAACTTGCTTATTTTCCATAGACATAGTATTTAAAGATTCTAATTGTGATTTTAAATTAGATAAGTCATTATTTAAAGATTCTAATTTATTGATTATAAAGGTAGATGCAGAGCTTTCGGTAACCTTGGCTAATTGCATAACTAAATTATCAATGTATGTTTCTTTTTCTTTAATTTGATTATTTATTGAGTTTATCTCAGTTTTTATATTTTTAATATTCTTAGAGTTTTCTAACTTGCTATCTTTATAACTTGACATTATAGATTTAATACTTTTATTTTTTAATTCATCTATAACTTTAGATTCAGCCTTATCAGATCTGATATTTCTACAATCACAAGCTGATACTCCTAAAGATTTCTTTGTTCCACATATGTAATAATAGATAGTGCCGCTTTTAGAGTTTTTATAAGTAATTCTCATATTAGAGCCACACTTAGAACATTTTAAAAGACCTGATAATAATGCCTTACTTCCAGTTCCAGCTCTAGGAGCTTTAGACTTATTTGCATTAAGTAGGCTTTGTGCTTCAATCCATTTATCAGGGTCTATAACACCTTTATGTTTAGCAATAGCAGCTATAGGACTATCTGTATTTTTAGCATAAGTTAGGATACCATGTATATTGTCTATATCTCCCATAACATCTATATTAGACTTTCTTAGATAATCAACTACACTTTTATCAGCTTTAACATATGCTGGATTTTTTAGGATTAAAGATAAGGCACTAGGATCAAGGTTACCTCCACGAGTTCCTTTAATTCCATTCTCATACATGTATTTATAAAGCTTTGAAAGTGATCTAAGCTCTAAATATTTATCAAATATCAATTTAACAATTTCTATTGTGTCTTCATCAACTTTAAGTTTATACATTTTTCTTTGGTTCATATTTTCATCATAGTAGTTAATTTGAGTACTAATAAAACCATATGGAGGCATACCTCCTAGCCATCTTCCTGTTCTAGCTAACTCATACATATTATCTCTAACACGCTCAGCTATAGTTTCTCGTTCTAACTGAGCAAATACAGATGATATATACATCATAGCACGTCCCATAGGAGTACTAGTATCAAATTGTTCTTTAATTGATACGAAAGATATATTAAGCTTATTTAGATCTTCTATAAGAGTAGAGAAGTCAGAAACATTACGGGATATTCTATCTAATCTATAACATATTAAATAATCAAACTTTTTATCTTTAGCATCTTTAAGCATTTCTTTAAACTTTGGTCTATCCATAGATTTACCAGAAAAACCTTCATCTTCGTATACTAAAAACTCATTAATTCCTAGGTTCTTAGCATAGTCCATGCAAAGTTGTATTTGGTTTTCTATAGATTCACCTTTTCCAGTAAATTTTGACTTTCTTGAATAAATTGCTGCAATCATAAGATTCCCCCTTCTTATATATAGTACAACAATATAGCAAACATATGGTAGGTTATTAATTAAAATTTAAGTGGGTAAACTTATAAGAAATAAACTCGTTAGGAACACCGAAGTATTTACTTAATTCATCAATTGTAATTAGATTATTTACCTCCATAATATCGATAAGCATATTATCATCTATCAATAACTCCGCTGTGAATTTATTTGCTACATTTTCATATCTATCTGTAACTGAAAATGTATAGTGCTTTAAAAAGCAAACATTAAGATCTTTATGTAAAATTGCATGACCAAGCTCATGAGAAATAACACACTTAATCTCATGTTCATCTAAATTAGAATTTAAATGAACTATAGGAGTATTAAGTGTATTTTGAAAGAAGCCTTTAATATTGCCTAAAGGTTCATGAAGAATATGGATGTTTAAGTAGTCACATAACTCGAATGGATTTCTTGTTTTAAACTTATTTACTAAATTATTTACTGTATTTTTAATGCTACTCAAATTTAACACCCCCTTATTTCTTAGACTTTTGCATTGTTTTAGCTAATTCAATTCCATTTCTAATTGCATTTCTTAAAAGAACAAGGTCATTATCATCAACTATTTGTCCGTTAAGCATAAGACCTTTTTAATCCAATATTTGAGACATAGTTTCTTCTAATAATTCTTCCACATCTTTTTCGTTTTCATTTATATTCACTGGCTTTTTATTACATATTTGTTTTGTATCCACTCTACCAATCAAGTAGTCAACGGAAACATCAAAGTATTCTGCTAAAGCAGACAAAATTTCGGGGGTAGGGGTCCTCTTACCTTGTTCATAAAATCCGTATGCACTGGTAGTTATATTAAGATAGTTTGCAATATCTTTTTGCATAACATTTTTCTCATTTCTTAATAAATTTAATCTATTAGATAAATTACTCATAAAATCACTCCTTTAGTCTAATGATACAACAAATAGTTGTAAAAAATAAATAATAAATTAAAAATTCTCTTTATAAACAACAAATAGTCGTGAGGAGGTTTTTAATATTGAATGATTTAAAAAAGCTTAGAAAGAAAATAAAAGTTACTCAAAAAGATGTAGCTAGAAATATAGGAATAACTACTAGTTATTATGGAATGATTGAAACAGGAGTTAGAGCTCCTAGTCTATCTACAGCTATTAAACTATCTAAATACTTTGGATTACCAGTGGAAAAAATTTTAAAAAAATAATACAACAAAATGTTGTATAAAAGGAGTGCGATAACTTTGGAAGTTTTAGATAAAAGAAAAGTTTTAGGAAAAAATATAACAACTTTTGGAGATTTAGAAACACCATTATTTTTAGCAAAGGATGTAGCCAATTGGATAGGACACTCTAATCATAGATCAATGTTAAATATGATTGATGAAGATGAAAAGATTAAAATTATAACCCCTGTAAAAAATACTTACGGGGTACAAAATGAATTTACTTGGTTTTTAACAGAAGATGGACTTTATGAAGTTTTAATGCAAAGTAGAAAACCTATCGCTAAGAAGTTAAAAAAGGAAATTAAGAAAATATTAAAACAGATACGACTTACTGGTGGATATATTCCAATATCCACCGAAGACGATGAAAAAGTAATCTTAGAAAAAGCTGTAAAAATATTAAATAAAACTCTAGAAAGCAAAGAGATTCTTTTAAAGCAAAAAGAAGAAGAATTAGAGGTTTTAAGATTGAGAAATTATATTAAAACAATTGTAATAGCAGAACAAAGAGAAGAGCTTGAAAAATCAAAAGTTACTGTAAAAGTAGATTTGGAAGTTAGTAAATCAAGATAAATTGCATAGGACAATTTTCAATAAACATAAAATTTAGTGGGGGTGGTTGCAATGGCACCAAGAAAAAGCAGAGAAATAAAAGTTGAGGTAGTTTACCCAGAAGATCCATATTGGATTGAGGAAATAGAAAGAAGAAAAGCTAAATGGATACTTGATAGACAAAGAGAAAAATATGGGGATGAAGCATTGAGTATAGCTTACCCAATATGGATAAGAACAAAGGAGTTAGAAGAAACTGGTTTGAGTTATGAAGAAGCTAAAGAAATAGCGATTAAAGAATATAACGATAAACAAGGAGCTTAGGCTCTTTGGCAATGAAAATTTGTACAAGGAGTGAGTTAAATGAGTATAAAAATACTTCAAAGTTTTATGAAAAAATATAGTTATTTAGGACAAGAACTAGATAATAAATTTGATGAATTAAAAGCTTATAATAAGCAAAAAGAGGACAAGCAACATTGTTAAACACAGTATTTCAAAACATTAATTTAATGAAAATAAAAAAAGAGTCCAGAAGGACCCAATAAAAAATTCCAATTTAATTATATACGTAGATAGATATAACTACAAGTAAAACTTATAAATTAATAGATTTAAATAAAGTGGGGGTGAGTTTCTTGGAGTATAGCATACATGGATTTAGCCAAGAAAAAGCAATAGAACTTGAATTAGATGATAGAGATCTATTGATATTAAAATGGTTTGTAAAATTTAAAGATAGTGAAAGAATGATATCAAAGATTATTTCAGATGATAAGTACTATTGGATTAAGTATGATGGTGTAACAGAGGATATACCTATTACGAAGATGAAGAAAGATACAGTCTATAGAAGACTAAAGAAGATGTGCAAGATAGGAATATTAAAACATAAAACAGTAAAAATAGGAGGGACGTATTCTTATTATGCTCTAGGTAGAAACTATAAATTATTAATAGATACTAACTATAGGACATCGGATTTAAATCCGAAGCTATCGGAAATAAATCCCGAGGGTACGGATATAAATCCTTACGGTACGGATTTAAATCCCGAATAAAAGACCCTATTACCATATCCTAATACTATATCTATTGATAGAGTAACTAGTGTAAATTTATCCACAGATTTGAATAGTATAAAAGGTATGTATAAATTATCTGATAGTGAACTAAAAAGTATAGTTTTAGCAGTAGATATATCTGTTGAAGATGGAACAATTAAATCACCAAAAGGCAGCGAGGGATATTGGAAGTATATACATAAAATATGCAAAGACAAGTTAAGTTCAAAAAAAGGAAATTAGGAGTGATATAAACTATGGGAATAATAGAAGCAGCTAAGATTCTTAGAGACATAGCAAAGCAGATTGCCAAAGATAGAGGTATAACAGAACAAGAAGCATGGTTAGAAGCTTTAGAGGTATTCAAAAGAGAATATAGAGTTTGGTAAGCTTATATTTAAGGTTAAAATAAAAAATACCTAGTAGAGATAAGTTTGTAATTTATATAAGAAAAGCGAGAACTTACTGTTTCGCTTTTCCTATAATACCTCTTAAGGTTGATGAAGAGTTATAACCTAAAGAAAAAGAAGTTATGGAATCTATTAATCTATCAGCATCATTCTTATCTATATAAACCTTTATATTTATTATAGAAATTTTGTAATAGTTTAATATGACCTGCATAGACAGAATAATATCATTATCTTCTTTAGAAAGCTTTGAAGTTTTATCAGTTAGGCTATCAATTAATGTTTCTATAAATCTAATATCTTTATTGGCTTTAGTAGGATCAATGTTTTTTGTAGCAACAGATTGTACCAATAAATACATATAATTATCTATTATTTCTAATTCTTTAATGTATTCGTTGTGAATTGGTTGTGGAGCCATAGAATTAAATGCATAGGTTGTATTTACATTTATTGTAAATATAATTAATAAAATTGAAAATATAATGCTTAATTTCTTTATAAACATATATTCACCTCCTTTATACAATTATTATGTGTAGAGGAAAAACTATAAATTCAGAATATATTATAAAAATTTATCTTAAATAAAAAAATGGATTACTAAGAATATGTCATATTTTAAATAATAAGAAAGAAAGTAGATTATTATTTATAGATTTAAATATAAACCAAAAAATTAAATAGGGGTGATTAGAGTGAAATATTCTAATTCTTGTGATTTTGATTTTACAGATAACTATCTTGCTTTATTAGTTTGCATATTAAATCCAAGTTTAAGTATAGGAAAAGCTATTAAACATATAGTACTTGATGATCCTAAAGATGATAAAGGAGGACATTATAGAAATATTAAACCTAAACAGAATTATAATTATAAAGTTAAGGTAGTAGATGAAGTAGAAGAGAAAGAAATGGAGTTTGATTGATTAGATGATTGTTGTAAATTTCTAGATATGAGAAGGGCAGATATAACAACTTATATAAAGCACAATAGATTGTTTAGAAAGAGATTTAGGATACAAGCTTTAGAAACTATAAGAGAAGTTGAAAGAAAGCCGTTGATAGTTATAGATAAATTAAAAAATGAGACTATAGAGTTTGAGAGTGTTAATAAAGCATGTGACTATTTAAATGCTAGCAGAGGCAATTTAAATCAAGCCATAGAAGCTAAAAGACTTTTTAGAAAGAGATATAAACTTGAGTATAAAATAAGGGGTGATAAGAATGAGTAAATCAACAGAGTTAAAGTATGTTGAAATAGAACTTAGTATACCCAGTGTAAAAGAAATATTCTTTAAAGCAAGTGACTATAAAACATATCCAAATTATATGGCACTAGCACAATGTATATGTGGTAAAGAGATCAATGGAAAATTAAGGTTTCCAGAAAGTGCAGATAAAATAATGAGTGATTGGGGGATCAGAGGTGGAAATAAGGAGGAATAAATTTATGGATTAAAAGAAAGATAAGTTATAGGTGGTGGAAAATATGAAAAATCGAGACAAATTGTTTATATTAATTGCTATAGTTATAGCTATTATAATTTTAATTTGTTTTAAGCTATTTGCTAGTATAGGTATAAGTTGAGAATATTTTTTATTTAGAGTTAAAAAGGACTAGCGTTAACTAGTCCTTTTGGGAATTTGATATTGAGAGTTAAAATTTGAAAATAGTCTAAATAAACTGTATTTAAACTGTTAAAGGGTAAAATCTATTGATATCTTCAAATGTCAATTTTATTATTTGTCTATTTATTGAAAAATATTCAAAAACTCAGTAAATTTAAATATAAAATTTAAATTTATTATGAAAGTTTATATAAATTTTATTTTAATTAAGTAAAAATTAAGAATAAGGGTATATAATAATTAATCATATAGCTATACAAGGGTTACCTTAGATGATAAATATATTTATATAGGTAGTTTTATTGATAGAAATTGTTAGAAATATGTTAGGAGTGATAGTATGAATGGCAAAAATAATAAAGGCATTGTAAGAAATATCGATTCACTAGGAAGAATCGTAATACCAAAGGAATTTAGAAGAATGTTAAATATAAATGAAAATGATCCAGTTGAAATTTTATGTGAAAATGGAACTATTAAGCTTAAAAAACATAATAATTCGTGTATTTTATGCGGATCAAAAGAGAATTTAAAAAACATCAAAAATATTTTTATATGTGAAAAATGTCTAGAGGAAATGAAAGATATTATTGATTAAAAGAAAAACGGGAAGTGACTGCCTATGGAGAAAAAAGAATTATTTAAAAAGTAGAATTAAGATTACATAATTATAAGTTTCTAGAAGCTCAAATAAATAATATAGAATTAGATATAAAGAAAGAGAAAATGAGATATAGAGGTTGTGGAGCTATAAATTATGGAGAGAGAACAAGTGAAACTTATAATATTTCTAGAATTGCTGAAAAAGAGGTTATAGATAAAGAGAAGAAAATAGATAAATTGATGCAAAGTAAATTAGAAAAAGAAATAGAGAAAGCGAAAATAGAAAACTCATTAAGTTGCTTAGATGTTAATGAAACTAATTTCTTTGAATTATTTTATAATAGCAAAAATAAAAATAATATGAAATATATAAGCCTTAAGCTACACATGGATCGCAGTCATTGCTACACAGTAAGAGAGCGATTAGTTTATAAAATTATGGGTATGTTGTATCCAAACTATGAAGAACTACCATTATTGAATGAAAATAATAGCAAAGCCAACACTTTGGCTACATTTTAGCGACAAAGTAAAGATTTTTTATACATTCAGAGGTGGTAATATAGTAGTATAGGAAATTTAAGATAACTCAATTGCTTATTTCCTAGTAACCCCCTCTTTATATAATGGCTAGGGTATAAATTTACCCTAGCAACGTGAGGATATAGTTTAATGGTAAAATAGCTATTTAGAAGATAAGAGGTTCGATTCCTTTTAACCCTCACCAATATAACTTTACGGCTCTTAAGAGCACTCTGTAGCGGTATGGAGTATAAACTAGTTACATTTATTAGATTTATTAGCAACAACTTATTACGTTCAAAAAAGTCAGGACTTTCTCACCTGGCTTTTTTATTTTATATTTACTTTATTTAAATGAGTGTGGATATATTATAAATTATGTATAATTTAAATATAAGCTATTGAACAATAGTAATAAATTATTAATACTTAAGTGGGGGAGATATTATGAGAAAGTGTTTAAGATGCAATGAAATTATGGTTGAAGACTACATGCTGAAAACTGAAAATTTTACAGCTCAAGCATCAGTAGTATTAGGAAAAGGAAGTGGGGTTTTTTCATCAAATAAAGGAAAGATAAAGGCTGCAGTATGCCCAAATTGTGGAGAAATTTCAATATTTTTTGATAAGCTAGATAAAATTAAATAGTGTATTCATATTAAAAGTATATGAATTTAAAGTGGACAATTAGGGTCCATTTTTTTTATAGGTTTGTATTCAAATGAAATTTGAGGTGGTGAGATATGAACTATGTAGAACCTATTAGAAATTTAGATACATTAGAAAATATGTGTTCCTATTTAAAAAAGACAAATAGTCTTAAGAGAAAAGAAAACAGGGAAACAAAAATTCATAGAGATAAACCCAATAATGAAAAGAGCAATTAAAGATTATGTAGAGGACAAGGATACTAATGATTTTTTAATTAAATCACGTAAAAACTACAACAGGCCTATCTCTAGAGAAAGAGCATATGTAATTTTAAAAGAGCTTGGAGCATTATTTGATGTTCCCTGTTTAGGAACTCATAGTATGAGAAAAACATGGGGATACCATTACTATAAACAAACTAAAGATATCGCATTACTCCAGAAGATATTTAATCATTCATCTCCAGCTGTAACCTTGCATTATATAGGTATATACCAAGACAGAATGAATAAAGCTTATACGAGCTTTAGATATTTTAAATTTAATTTTATCTAGAATATAACATAAAAAGAGAATGTTATATTGGTTTATTTTACTTAGAAAAAATAACGATTGAAATCATTGGAAATACTAAGCCTACAGTGGGTATATAAGTTGATAAAATGTATATAACACACTATTAGATATGTTACGTTCATAAGGCATTTATAATCAATTTAAACATCTAATAAATTATAGAAAAATTTGTATATTACTAAAGTTTAAGGGAAATTATAATTACTAATTATGATTTTGGAGGTATAGTTGATGTTTAAACATGATAAAAAATTGTTAAGAGAAGTAAAAGTAGAAAGACCAAATCCTCAATATGCAGTTTTAATGCAAGAGCAATTAGGAGGAGGAAATGGAGAGTTAAAAGCAGCAATGCAATATTTATCTCAAAGCTTTAGAATAAAAGATAAAGAGATAAAAGATTTATTTCTAGATATAGCAGCTGAAGAACTTAGCCATATGGAAATGGTTGCTCAAACAATAAATTTATTAAATGGACATGATGTTGATTATAAAGCAGTTGATTCTGGAGAAATAGAAACTCATGTATTAAGTGGATTATCACCATTTTTAATAAACTCTTCAGGAGCACCTTGGACTGCTGATTATGTTACTGTAACAGGAGACTTAGTTGCAGATCTATTATCAAATATAGCATCAGAGCAAAGAGCAAAAGTTGTATATGAATATTTATATAGACAAATTGACGATAAATATGTAAGAGAAACAATAGACTTCTTACTTAACAGAGAAGAAGCTCATAATGCTTTATTTAGAGATGCATTAAATAAGATTAAAGATACAGGTTCAAATAGAGACTTTGGAGTTACTGAAGATTCTAAACTATACTTTGACTTATCTAGTCCGGGACCTAACAATCACAATACAAAGATAGATATTAACCCACCTTCTTTCAATGAACCTATAAAAAAATAGTATACAAAAAAGAACTCTTTAAAAGGGTTCTTTTTTTATTTAGATAAAGATTTATAATACTTATTTAATTCACTAAATATTACAAATTGGTAAAAATAGGTAGATTAAAACTTAAGGTAACCGTATTATATACTTTGGAGGTGGAGTAAAATGAAGAAAATATCAGGCTTACTTTTAATCACGGTTATGATTATTTTACTAGTTGGTTGTGGGTATAAAGACCAAGCAAAGAACAATAATAAAAATCTAGAAAAAAGTAAATATAAAATAGACAACATGGGATCTATTTCAATTACAGATAAAGATTTTGAAAAATTCTACCATAGATCAAAAGAGGCAGCCTTAGAAAGTATTGATACTTTAGGTAAAAATGACTATTTAGGACCAGAAGAATCTGTAATGGTTGTTTTCGAAAATAACGGAATAACATTTTTATTACATGCAGTTGATAAGCCGGGTGTGAATGATAATACAGTTGTAGTATTCTATCCATATGATAGTAAGCAAAATAAGCATATAAAAGGGCCTATTCAATATAATCAACATCTATATAAAGATATGTAAATAAAAGATATAAAGAAGAAACTAAAAAATAAAGTGTTTAGAGGAACTCTAGAAATAGGGTTCTTTTTTTATGCTATATAAAATCATTTATTTAAATAAAATGAGATGTATATTTAGAAGGAATAATTAAATTTGTACCTGAGCAACTACTAATATTAGTAATGGCTCTTTATGTTATAGGGATGTTTTTGAAGAAAAACCCAAAAGTAAAAGATTGGAGTATGACGTAGATTTTAATAGTTCTAGCTATTGGGTTTAGCATACCTATAATGGGATTTAATGCTACAAGTATTTTACAAGGTATAATATGTAGCTTTGGTGCAATAGCAACAAATCAATTTGTGAAACAAACTATAAATAAATAATTAATAAAAAAGTAAAAAATTAGTAACAATTTATTTTTTTCTTTACTTTCATATTAAGAAAATAAACTTTAGGAGGATTTTATTATGAGAACAAATATGACAGATGCAGGACATGGAGGACATGATTCAGGAGCTATAGGAATAGCTGGATGCTTAGAGAAAGATATAGTTTTAGAAGTTGCAAATAAAGTAAGCGATTATTTAAAAACACAAGATATAAAAAATATAAATACTAGAAATACTGATATATTTTTAACTCTAAGCGAAAGAAGTAGTAAAGCTAATAGCCTAGGTGTAAATTCATTTGTATCTATACATTGTAATAGTGTAGACAATCCCAATGCTCAAGGTTTAGAAACTTATTGTTATAAATTCAAATATAGAGCTTTGGCTGATGCTATAGCAAAAGGAATATGCAAATTCAATTCAGTTGAATGGAAGGACACTGACATTGAAACTAATACTGAAGGATTTACAAATGGTGATTATTCTGGAAGAAAAGCTAAAGTAATTGCAGATGTATTAAATGTTAGATGGGATAGAGGGACAGAATATGAGATTATAGGACAAGTTAAATATGGAGATATAGTGAATTTACAATATTGTCTAAATAGATGGGTAAGCATAGAAGGTTTTAAAGGTAATAAAGGTCTTGGATACGTAAATTCTAAATACTTAAAATTAATTTAATATTTCACTTAAAGAAATTCATTGAAGAAACTAACTGTCATTTCAAAATTTAGTAGTTTCTAGGTCTATTAACTATAATAAAAAAGGAGTACTGATGTCAACAGATACTCCTTTTTTATTATTTTATTCACTTAACTAAATTTACAGAAAAGTTTAAAATCTAACAATTATGGAAATATATGGTATAATTACTTCGTAAAAATATTTGGAGGTAAAATATGCATAAGAAAATAATAAGCACAATAGCTATAGCAACAATATTAGGGGCAACGACAGTTACTTCATATGCACAAACTAATATAAGTGATATAAATAATCACTGGGCAAATAAGCAAATACAAAGTTTTGTGAATAATGGGTATGTAAATGGATATGAAGATGGAACATTTAAACCTGATAACTCTATAACTAGAGCAGAATTTGTAAAAATAGTTAACCGATTTTTTGGATTTGAAAGTAAGGAAAATATAAATTTTAGAGATGTAAACAAAAGTGATTGGTTTTATAATGATGTATGTTCGGCTAAGAAAGCTGGTTATATAAATGGTTATGAAGATGGAACATTTAAGCCAAATCAACCAATAACTAGAGAAGAAGTATCAAAAATACTTGTAAGTATAAAAAATAATAAAGATTTTACATATGATAAAATACAAAAATTTATAGATAATACGAAAATATCTAGTTGGGCAAAACCATATATAGAAGGAGCTATTGAAGCAGGGTATATAAAAGGTAATCCAAAAGGCGAATTAAATCCAACTAATAATATAACAAGAGCGGAATCTGTAGTAATGATTTCAAGAATTGATAATCCAGAGAGCTCTGAAGCTAAAAATAATCCTCCTAGAATAAGCTATGACTCAGTTTGGTTAACTGAAGGAGATAAATTTGACTACTCTATGTTAAATATAAGAGTAACTGATCCAGAAGATGGAGATATATCAAGTGATAAAATACAAATAAGTGGGAATGTAGATACAAGTAAAGCTGGGGGGTATGCAGTAACTATAAAGGCTACAGATAAGCAAGGTAGAACTTCAATTAAGAATGCACTTGTTTTTGTTGAGGCTAAACCAAGTAATCCTCTATACTATACGTTAGAAGATTCAAAATTTAGAGAAGCTACGAAAACTGAATTTTTAAAGTTACTTAATGATTATAGACAAGAAAATGGGAAGAAGAAACTAATAGAAAAAGATAATTTAACAAATCTAGCAGATTCGTGGTCTGTGTATAAGTCTAAACTAGGCTTTAGTTCAGAAAGAGATCATGATGATAAAGGCTCTAACGATGTATATCCACAGTATGGAGGAAGTTCAAGTGAAATTAATTTTTCGACTGTAGCTTACTATGATGTTGTACCAACGAAATTAGATACTCCAAAAACTTTAGCCAAAGCTATGTTTGATGAAGTGAAAAAAGATGTTGGATATAATGCAACTATACTAAATGATGAGTTCAATGGTATTGGATTTGGATATTATCCTAGAAGTGTTGATATAGGTAATATTGTTGTATGTAATACGTTAGAATTTTCTTTAGAATAAATATAGTTATAATTTTAATATAAAAAGAGTATCTAGTTTAATGATACTCTTTTTATATTAAAATTTTCAAGAAAATGTTTACAATATGAAAAATAAGGTATAAATATATTATAGAAAACTAAACAAATCAACTCTAAGATTAAAACATAGCTCCCTAAGGAGATAAAAATACTCTATTAAAAGTTTGAGCGTCATCTGAATCAACACTCTCACTTAATTAACTATTGCCATTTCAAAATCTAGATTTGATTTATTTAGTTTTCTTTTTTATAGAAATTGTAATATATGAACTATTATAGATATAATATTTATAATCATGATTAATATGTATATTATATAAAACATAATATTTTTATTTTTGTATGGTCTAAAAATTTGGATCAATGAAAATATAATTAAAAGTATAGATAATATCATAATATATTTTATAATAAAAATAGGGTTATTGTTTTTGTAACCCACCAAGAATAGTGATTGTTCATGCCTAGTTTTTTACAAGCTTTATAAACACCATCTTCTACTGATCCTGTAAAATGATCTACTGTTGAAACAATACTTTGTATTGCTGCAGCACCAGTAAGACCTGTATGTTGAACTATTGTTTTTCTTACTTTAAAAGGTAGCTTTCTCCATATTTTGCGCATCGCTTTCGTTGATAAACTTAATTTGCCAAATTGATTACCATAGATTTTATACTCATGTTCTTGACGTAATTGTTCTTCTTTTTTATACTCATCAATTGATTTTCTAAATTCATTTTTTTCATTATTTGTTAACCCAAAGAACTCAGAAACTTCATCTATACCTATATTTTTATTTTCTACAAACTCAGTTGGTGTAGTAGAATTAGCAATTTCTAATGCGAAAATTGAGTTTGAAAAAGGTATTGAAACTGTAGCTATAATTAATGATAATGCAATACCGCTTTTAAGTTTTTTAAAATTCATAAGTATCCTCCATTTTATGTATAATGTATACACTTATTATAACTAAACTGGGAAAAATTGAGTTAAGAGCATGTTAATATATAGTTAAATTTTGGTAAAAAATATAATGTATAAATTATTCGATATATCTATCAAAAATGTAAGGAATGTTTAAGGTTGGTGCAAGGCTTTTTTAAGATTGAGCATGTATAATAAACTCATCAAGTAAAATAAATCTAGGGGAGGGTTATATATGACAATCGTATTAGGAACATTATTGATAATACCTTTTATATTAGCTACTTGTGCGGGGGTATTAAATGAAGAACTAAAGGAAGCAAATGAACAGTAATTAATTTTATATAGATAAAGCACTCAAATAGATGAGTGCTTTTTATTTTTTCGTAAACTTTATATTATATATCAAATAAAATTGATATATAAGACTTGTATTAAGAAGTTTAAAATTATATTATATATATAGATATAATAAATTATATCGTTATACTCGTTCATGATTCAAATGATTAATGTATTAAGTATCAATTTTAAAGAGTACTAGTATTTAGTGCTCTTTAAACCTCAAATTACATAGCTAAACTCGAATTAGTTACAATTGTAACTAATATTAAGATAAACCTAACATTATTTTTTTGCAAAAGTACCTCTCAATAGAGGTACTTTTTTCTTTTAAAAGTAAGATAGAATATAAATTTAATCATAAATTAAATCTATATGAAACAGATGAACTATAAAAAAATTCTATATATCAAAAAAAATCGATATAAACTATGGAAAAGATTACTAAATAGAGTATAATAAAGATAAGGTTTTTGGTTTTAATATACTTAGTTTTATTTAACCATTAACCAATTTAGATAGTTTCACATATATTACATATAGTTGTAAGCCATAACTATAAATAGCATATCAAAAAGAATTGGTATGAGATTGAAACTTTAGAGTTAAATAGTACTTCTACAACGTCAAAAATAAAAAGAGTATCTCATGGGTAGAGGTACTCTTTTTATTTTTGAAAAATGTGTTTATAGATAAGAGTATATTATTTTTTTATCTAAACCTTAAGCAGTTTTTTACCATTTTGGGAAAATTGGTAAAAATTTACAAATTAAGCAAATTACGACACATTTCGACATATACCTTCGTGTATAATAATTTTGTCAATAAAAATTATACATTTTGGAGGAATTATAAATGGCAAAGATGATAAAATGTAGAACTTGCTCAAATGAAATAGCATCAAATGCTAAATCTTGCCCAAGTTGTGGTGCAAAAAATAAAAAACCTTTCTATCAAAGAGGTTGGTTTTTTGTATTGCTATTCTTTATAGTTGTAGGAGTAATAGATGTTGCAGGAAAGGGAGATGATAGTAACTCTAACAATACTAGTACTACATCAACTAAAAGTGTGTCAAAGCCTGCACCTAAAAAAGAAAAGTTTGAAATAGTAGGAGATCTAGATAGCAATTCAGATCAATTTGCAAATTATATTACAGGAGTAATAAAAAATAACTCAGGAAGAGACTGTACTTATGTACAAGTAACGTTTAATTTATATGATACAGATGGAAATCAAGTAGGAACTGCACTTGCTAATATAAATAATCTTGAAAAAGATGGAACTTGGAAATTTAAAGCTATGGGTATGAATGTAGACGGTCAGGTATCATCTTATAAATTAGCTGATATAACAGGTTATTAATATTATTTTAATTAACTATAATTAAAAATTTAATTTATATAGTTGCTATATAAAAAAGAGTATGTTTATTGAAATTATTAAATTTCAGTAAACATGCTCTTTTTGCTTTTTATGTAACTAATTAAATATTATTTTCTAAAGTTTTTAGATAGATTATTTGGTTATCCTTAAATGCATTTTATTAAATAGTTTATTTCATGTAGTAATGGAAATTTTATTTTTCCATACAAATAACCAATGATAACTATTTAAAAGTAAAATTATTAATTTATTTAGTTTTTGGTATAATTATATTAATCCTACTATTATTAAATGTTTTTGAAATTTTTGTATACCAAAAGTACTAAAAAAGGCTAACTGTAATCTATTAACTAGTATTTCAGTTAGTTTTTTTTAGTACTTAAAAATTTACTAATTTAATTACTTTTCAATGTGTTTTAGAGAAAAATTATTATAATTAGCAGTATATTAAAATAATTTTTAAAAACAAATGATTGTTATTGCAATAAAGTTACCGAGCAATATAGTAAAAATGTAATACTATGTAATCATAAAATAAAATTGTAATAGATCAATTAAATTTAGCCTAAGATTAATAAGTCTTAAAATTTAACTTTATTAACTAGTTAGAGTATAATTCAAAATTTACGATTTCACTCCAAAAAAAAAGCATTTTAGTTCAATTTTAAAGTTACTTTAATTTAATATGTTAAAATAACTTTGAGTTCATTAAAAATATAAGGAGTGAATCTATGGGTATTTTATATAATATAGGAAGTTTTATAAGTTTTTTAGGTATCATTTTTCTATTAATTGGTTTTAAAAAGGACTTTATTCATTTAAAATTAATTAAAAAAATAGGGATTATATTAGCTTTTATAGGAGTGGGAATTCATTTTTTTATTGGTTTTGCTGATGGATTTTTGGCAAGTATATAA